ATCTTAGGTGCATCTAATTGACGTTGATATTCGTATAAATTACGGTCTAAGTCCGCTTTACTTTTTTTGTCCATGTCCCAACATTTTCTTTAGTTTAGCAAATTTATTATTCTTAGGGTACACTTCTTTTAAATTGGCACCCATGGTAGAATTAGAGTTAGATCCTTTGTATTCAGCCATTATTTACCCTTCATCACATTCTTTAATAGTTTAAAGGTATCAGGTTCTTGATCATAATAAGGATTAGGATCAATAGCTTCTGGTATTTCTTTTCTAATAGCTTCATATTTTTTAGCATATTTAGAATTTTTTATCTTATCAAATTTCTCTTCTGGTGTATTATGTCCTTGGTTCCATAGGCCAGCGGCTAAAGTCTCGTCCTTATCTGCCTTTTTTAATACTTGTTCTGCCATTTTCTGAGCCAGTATATTAGGATCTGTTTGTTCAGCCAGTGCTGGATAACGTTTCTTTAGTTCATCCATTGTATTAGGCATCATACCATAGTCACCCTGAGCTTGATCTCCGGCGTGAATACCAGATTCAATTACAGGATGGTCTGTGTTCTGTCCTCCAGAACTTTCCATTTTTCCTATGTAGTGAAGAAACCTAGCAATGTCATTTTTATCAACTGGCATATATATATCCTATTAGTAATATGTTAGTTAATAATGAAATACCTAGTATAATTTTAAATCTAACGGGATTTATCATTATATTAGCGTTAATTTTACCTTGTTGAGTTTGTCTAAACTTGGCCATTTTTAACCTTTACTAAAAATTCATAAACTTCATCTGGTGCAACTAGATTGGGTTCAGTTTCTGTCCATTTACCATAAACTTCAGCTAAAATATAATATAACCACTCAGAGCAATTTATTCCGTCATTAAATGGATTAGATTTTAAATTTATTTTAATCTTGCTTAATAATCTAACGATTGCCAATCCGATATTTTGATAAAATCCATAGTGTTCGCCAGCATTATTATGACAATCCACCATAAGTTCTTTATAAAGTTCTTCAGATATTTCAATTTCAAATTCATAAATAATTATATTATGTTTTAAAAAATTAGTTTCGGATATGTAAGTTAATCCTTTGCCAACAGCATGAAATATAGTGTAGTCTTTATACATAGGTTGCTTAAATTTAAAATATGTATGAGAAAACGGCTTATTCATAAACTTTTGTATAGCCTCAGACCCTATAGCAAATCCTCTGTGTCTAGAAAATCCAATTGTTACTAACACAAAAACTCCTATAGACCAAAAGTATTTTCAAAAGTATTAATTTGATCAATAACATAATCAAAAATATCAGAATACTCAGTGTAGTATAATTTTAATTGAGAACAAGAAGCCCTAGCGGTACCTAACGCACCAGTTTCCATTAGAGATTTAACTCCAATCAATTGCATTAACATGGCGGTAACTTCAGCCCCAGTTCTCTTAAGTATTTTATTTCTAGCACCAATCCTATTAATAGCAGTTCTTGATAATTTAATACCAAAATCTGTTTTTTTATCATTTAATTCTATTTCAAATGTTTCTAAATCTGTATTCTTGGGCAATTCTAAATTATTACGATTTAAAACATAACCTACTGTTGGTTGAGGTATGATGTCAGTTACATCAATAACCATTTCATTTTTATTTATAACGTCGATTAAATTTTCATCTAATATGTCAATAACGCTAGTAACTATATTTTTATTAATTAATGCATATTTAGCCATTTATAAATCCTTTTTACTTATATCTAAAAACTCTACATCAGCTCTTAATCTCGTGATATTATCATATACACCAAGATGATTTAGATAAACACGGTCTCTATAAGTAACACCAAGCCTAGTTAAGCTTCCCTCAATCATTATAGACTCACCGCCATCAAAATCAGTAGGTGCCAATGACGATAACAATACATTATTATAGAAATAATTATTAGCAAGCTGAGTACCAGAAACCGTAGATATCAGTACTTCAGTCCAATCAGGAGCTTGCACTCTATAAATTTTAAACACCCCGGTTCCTGCACTTGCCACTGACGCATTAAATGTATCATACAAATATCCTATAATTTGGATATTATCAAAAGATTGTTCATTAAATTTTGCTGTTAGTTTTAAAATTAAAACACTATTACTTAATTGACTGTTAGGACCAAATAAAAATTGCCAATCAGGATCGTTGTTCACTATGTAACGACTATCATGATCCATTTTAAGAATCTGATTATCATCTTGATCTTGTGCTACAAATCGTCTACTAATAGGCATAATTAATTTCCAAGTAGTGTAAACCCTTTATTACCAACTCTAGTTACACCACCAACAGTCATTGTTATTTTAGCGGTGTAATGAGTTAAATCTGTTAATAATACTGCACTAACTGGAGTTATTTTAAATAGTCCATTAGAATCTGCAGTCAATCCTGATTCTGTTAATCCAGAAACCGCAACCCCATCTTTATCATAAATCTGATAACTAGCTGTTCCAAGAATTGCAGGTTGAGCAACCTCTCCGGCTTTTAGTGCCCAGAATGTTCCAAGCAGTTGATTTAAAGCATTTATTGAAAATTGCGCTTTTACTGTAAAATCTTCAGATTGTGGTTGAATAGTAATAAAGTCAGTTCTGGTTTGTCCATCAACAATAATTGTTAATAGAACCGAGTACCCAGCTCTTGGGTCTATTGGTCCAGGCAAAGCAAAAGGGGTAATAGAATAGACACCGTTAACATCAGCGGTTATACCAGATTGAGATAAACCAGAAATCACCGAACCTGAGGCAGAATACAGTTGATAACCCCCCACTCCTAAATTCGAAGTGACAATCTTCTCATCTTTAGATACCCAAAAACTACCAGTTACTGTATTTGTATTATCCCTATATGAGATACCATTAATTTCATATGTTGGTTTTGTTTCTTCAATCTTAACATAATTAGTTCTTGCTTCACCATCAACTGATATTGTAACGGATACTAAATAGTGATCTAAATTTTCTGTTAGTAATGATGATACGGGTGTGATAATATATTGACCTTGAGCATTTGCAGAAAATCCAGACCCCGACATTCCGACAATAGCAGTTCCTGCTTTATTGTATACTTGATAACTAGCAGTTCCTAAAACGGCACCAGGTGCAATAGCTAAACTGTTATTCTTATCTGCCCACAGGGTTCCCCTAAATTGATTGGATGAATCAATAGAGAACGCGCCTTGAGTTTGGTAGACATCAATAGCAGTAAGGATTCCTGTAGAAATAACATTTAATGAAATTATATTATTATCTCTATTATTTACACCATCTATAGCTCTAACGCCAACATAATAAGTTACTCCGTTTTGTAAAAAACTTCCATCAGGTAAACTAAAAATATCATATTGTAGATTAGGCGTGATAGCTATGATATTAGTTGTTGAAAATAAACCAGTAGCGGTAGATGCTTTTATGTAAACTTCATATCGAATTGGTGGAGTTGGATCTGTGGCAGCAGACCAGCCAGCTCTAATCTGTCCCCTAGATTCAACATCAAGAAAATTAATACCAGAAAATGTTGGTGGGTTTAAATCTACTATGCATGCACTACTAGTGCCCTGGTAGAAACTGTCACTAATTAATATATTAGACATTTTTAACTCTCTTTCAATCCAGGCCTAATATCAACACCAGGAGGAGACGTAAATGAATACCTAACTAACGTACCTACTGTATTTGGAATAGTTCCTAGTGGTAACCAGGTTGTTCCATTATTTGTGGAATATTCAAAATTAGCAGCATTAGCTACTGTATTATTGTTAATTAATAATGCATCAGATAAATCATATGCTCTAAAAAATAATTGTGGAACCGATGTGGAATATGCTAACTTTAATCTAAACGCGCAACGAGAAGGAACATTATTATCAGAAAAATCATCACTAAATTCCCAATTAGTAGAAATTCCGTTATTTGCATCAAGCCCAATTAATAGCTCACTTACTTGTGCCGGGCTAGAGCTACCTTCTGTCTGCATATTAAAAGATATTTTAAATTGAATCTGATTACTGCTGATAACTAAGGTATTTAAATCTGTATAGGAAGGGACATCAATCCATCCACCAGAGACAGAACCAAATCCTGAAGTTCTATATTGTAATTTAATATTCCCAGTAGAATCCCACAGTTGTTCGTATGTTGTATAAAATTGTAATTTTGAATTTAAATTGTCTAGGACCTTTGTTACTATATAAGAATAATCATTTGATGAATCTGATCTAAAATCAGAAGTAATGATACCTCTTTGTCCAATAGTATTACCTGCAGCAAAAATCCAGCCGTCTCGTCTAGTCAAAGCCGCAACAGTTACAAGACCCAATTCAACAGTATCAAAACTAAAGCCTTCATAGTATTGATTATTTAATTCACCAGTTATAGTTCTAATTACGTTATTTTCTAATTTTTTAGAAACGAATTTAGAAATATTTGTTACATAAATAGCTTGATCTAATATATTTGACCAGGTAGCAAATGCGGTAGTAGGTGCTGTGATTTGATTAACAGTACCTAAAATATTCGAAGTAGATAAAGATGCCCAAGCTGTAGCACCAGGAGTTAGTTGCGAAGTTAATCCTAAATATAAGGCAGTTGATGTTGCTAAAAATATACAATCATTACCGTTTAAAACTCCACCATTAATAGGAGAAGATACTGGAACTGCGTATTCTTCTGAGTCATTTGCTAATAAAGTTCCGGCTAAGGCTGGAAGATTGCCAGTTTTATGTACAAAATTTGAACCTGTTGTACCAAATGCCCTACCGATAGCAACACCGACAGCAGGAGAACCAGTAGTATTAATCGAAGCACCTCCTGTTGTTGCTGATAATTCGTAACTAACACCGGCAACTGGATTTCTGACAAAATAAGTAGTACCGACAGTTAACCCTGTAGGCAAAGGACCTGACGTAAAAACAACCGGAGTGTTTACTGCAAAAATGTGTCCAGTATCTGTAACAACTCCAGGAGATGCAACAGAAACATTCACTGTATTTGTGGTATACGTAGGGGATGTAGCAGTATCATATACATAATATTGGTGAGTTGCAGCAACACCGTTGTGCACATACAGTCTATTAGTTCCTGAAACATAACTAGAACCAACAGATGCAATATTTAATTGTCCCGCTCCAATATTTGCAGGATCTTGTAAAAAATAAACCGCTTTTGTATTCGAAGCCGTTGCAAAAGGGATTGTTGTTCCTGCTGGAATAAAGTCTGCTTTATCAATATTATTAATTAAAAACACACCGCCATTAATAACAACAGTTCCTGTAGTAGTTAAAAATAATTTCCACCCGGTGTTTGTTGCGTCATTTGTAACTCTTAATGATCTAATAGTATGTGTTGTTGCTGCAGTATTAGGAACGGTAACATTAATTCTACCTACGTAAGAAAAAGCGCCTGTTGCTAAAGTGAAATCGTATAATAAAATTGGTATATTACCGGCAGTAGGTGCACCACAAACAAAAAGTCTATTGTTATCAGTAACCCAAATAGCGCCAGTTGGTGTTTGTCCGGTATCACTAAATACATCTATGAATTTAGTTAAAGGGGGGCCAAGTACTGTGTTCCCTGAAATGACTTTAGACGACACTCGACCCTGAATTGTGGTTCTGGTCTGGTCATATGTTCCACCAACAGAAGTTAACAGGTCGCTCTTTATGAATCTCATTTTATCTCCTTAAACTATTACCCAAGGACTATTTGTCCTTCGATATTTATTTCCATCTAATACGTAATTAAAATCTCTTCTTATTGTAATTCCCGGAAAAGTAGCACTTGTGTAATCAACTCTAGTGATTCTTTGTGTTTTTGTTCCGAAATCGGCGTAAGTGTAAGTATCTACTCTATCATGAGATTCTAACACTTGTTGTCTTTCATTATTAACAAAAGTATATTCTGTTCCACCAGCTAAGCCATCCTTAGTTCCAGAAACTTTAAAAGGTTCATTTCCTAAATTAACACTTAAAGGTGATTGATCACTAGCAAAAACAACAGGAATTGATTGAGCTGAAACTTTTTGACCTTGAGTTGGTATTTTAGAATCAATACTAGAAATACCAGGCACCGTAATAGAATCTGTTATAGATGAAATTACTCTAATATTTTGAGCATCAGACGGTTCTGTCTTTTGTTGTAGTTCAGTAAGAACGCTAACTAGGGTAGTTTCTGTTGCCGCACCTAATGGTAATGGTAAATTAGCATTCATCAGATTAACATCAAGACCTGTTTTAGGTCCGGTTGTTGTGCTAGTAAAAAATACACTACCATCGCCAAGTCTTATACTGTCTTCAGTATGATCAATAATAACAGATGCGTTAATAGATCCGTCTGCATTAACTGCAAGAATATTAGATCCATTTTTAATTTCAATTTGTTTATCAATAAGGTTTACATCAAGCCCATTTTTACCAGATAACTGAGTGCTAGTTAAAAAACTAGTTCCATCTCCTAATCGGATGCTATCAGTAAAATGATCAATCTCTACTTGAAGTCCTGGAGCAATAATTGCAGTGGCTGAAGTCCTAATAGTCTGAGTTACGGGATCATGAATATCTCGTAAAACATTTTCTCCACTAAGATTACTGGTAGGAAAAGCCATTATTTAACATTTCCCATTGCTTGTTGTTGAAGTTCTGGATTCTGTAATGCTTCTGCCGGTACTGTAGGCATCTGCGGCATTCCTGGAGCTTCTGCAGCGCTAGGCACAGCACCTTCAGGCCCTTGCTGAGCATTTGGTGCCTGAGAATTATTCGGTTGGTTCTGGTCTGGAGTAGTAGGGGACCCGCCAACAGGACCAAGAGGTTGCTCACCAATAATTTGTAGTAATGATGGATCAACTTCACGTAAAAAAGTAATGTGTTCATTAATATGATTAAGAACTGAAGTTGTTAATTTCTGATCTTTTCTTAATTCTGGATCAGCTAATACTCCTCTGTGAGCTTTAATGTGTTTTAAATGCTCATCAATAGCTAAAGCTTGAATCTCATCTCCTGCTGAAAGTTTTTCATTCTCACTTTCAATTAAAAGAAGTTCTCTTTGACCTTCATCAGTCATTACATCAAGTTGTCCTGTTGTAAGAACAGTGAAGTATTGTTCCGGAGTCTTTACAATTCCGTATTGGATAAGTTGAGATGCCATTTCCATTTTACCAGCAGTTGTTCTAGCAATTGGATTACCCATATCAACGATTACTCGATTAACTTGAGATAAATCATCGCCTGTAAACTCAGCGGCAACGTAAGAGCTGTTAGATTTACCAGCAATCATTGCGATTCTAGGAACTGCTGCGAAGTCTTTAAGCATATTAACAAGACCAGTACCAACATCCTCAATCAACTCAACGTATTGTTGTTGCAATCCTGAGATAAACTGTAATGCCATAGATTGAACTAGGGCCAAAGCAGTTCCTGATTTAAGAGAAGCTTCCGGATTACCACGAGCAACGCTGTTCACTCCTGAAATAACTTCCATTTGACTTTCTAACATTTGTAAGAAATCAAACACTTCTTTTGGTGTACTAGTGAGATTCATAGCTTCTGGTTTACCAGCTCCGCTATTACCTTCAATAATATTTAATCCACCTTCAAGGCTTTTAAATGAAACGTCAGCATTACGAGGAATATAAATATTCTGAACACCAAACGCTTGTTGATTAGTTAGAATTGTGCTATATAAAGAATTAATTGCGTCTTGAATTGGCAATAAATCGAACATAGGTGTATAACCATATGGTGTACCAAGAATATCTGAAGGAGAAATACGGTATACTGGTAATTGTCTATATGGCATTGGGCTATCAATAAGAACTAGCTTACTATCAAGGAACATCATGTATCTACCTTCAGGCATAGACTCAGTTCTCTTGTGATAAAACTCATAAACTGGAACATCTGATGTATCATCAAAGGTGGACATCTCTAAACGAAACTTAAATAGATCGGATTTAGTTTGAAGCCCTTTAATTTTATCAGCAAGTTCTGGATATTTAGCGGCTAGATCAAATTTATTTTTAAAACTGCGACAAACAACCCAGTCATGGTTCTGACTTTCTTTAGTTGTGTCAAATACTACATCATATGGAGATAAGTTGTAGAATTCTACATCGCCTTCATAGATTGGTGTTCCCAATTCATCATTAATGTCGTATACTTCACCACCAGTAGCGTTCCAATCCATTTTAATATAACCAGTTCCAAGAACAATAGCATATTCAACAGCTTGTTGGAGGTTTCTTTCAAGTCTTTTTTCTCTCATGTAGTAATCAAGTAGCTGATTTGCCAGCTTTGCTTGAACTAATGATTTATAATCTTTATTTGTGGCTCTAGCTTGGAATGCTGGGCGATTTGCCGTGATCATTCTAAGGATGTGTTGAGCAATATTACGTAAATGATTGACTGCAAGCTGCGTAAGCTCACCTTGTTCACCGCTAAATTGAATTTTATGAGCACCGTTAATAGAAGAGTAGTATGCACCATGGTATGCGGTCCACATTTCTCGAACTTTGCCAAGGTATCCGTTATTATGCAACTCATTATACCATGAATTTGCCTTAGTTAGGATAATCTCGGCGGTCTTATCCGCTTCTTGGGATGCAAAATACACTGTATTAGACATTAAAACTCCTGAACTATATGTTATTCTTTACCATCTACGACCAACCTTACGACCGGCTTTAGTTTTAAATATATTAACTATACCTTGTTCTAATTCTGTCTTAGGTTCACCGGCTTTTTCATTTGTAAATATAGAAGCGTGGCTGTTGGCAAGCTGGTAGTTAGCTGGATATGGATTTTTGTTAAAATTGATGTTTCGACATAGGTATTTTAAGGCGTCAACTGCATCGTAGTGACCCTGATCCCCACTTCTAGCGTAAGAAGTACGGGCTTTATTCCAAATTGCTGACTTTAAATGAAATATAAGCGTTTTACAGCGAGGATTTATGAATAATCGCTCAGATTTAAGCAACATTCGCATGTTATTAAGTGCAGCATCGGCATTATCTTTAAGAGTCGGGACAAAAGTAAGCTTGTGCTTAGCACCTAGATCATTTAATAGTATAAGATTGTTATTATCAGATACCCTTAAGTGAGGAATCTTCTGTTCTCCTGTTATGGGGCTTGTCCATATAGCCTGTTCTTTGCTCTTTATAAGCGCAGCAAGGCTATCTGTAAGCATTTTCTTACCAGATAGTACAATCTCATCCTCTACTATGATCTTGCCTTGTAGGAAGTCGTAATAGGCAAATAAACAAACAGTCAAATCGTTTACCCCGATATCCATAGCAACATAGGCGTCATAGTACGCCGGTATTGGGTGAGGCTTCACTATCTTATCCTGAAGTTCTTGATTAAATTCAGGAATTACTGCGTCTTCTTCAGAAGTAATCATCTCAACTAAATATTCTCTTCTAAAATCAACGCTCTCTTTACCGCCAAGAGCCTCAGCAATTTGATCAATATCTGATGCATTCAACCTGGGATTGTCATAAATGGTTTTTTTAACAAATCTATTCTCGGCTTCTGCGTGTTTCATAAAGGTCATGAATGGATGATCTGGGGACTTAGATGGAGTAGATGCCATTACAATCTTACCGCCAGTTGTTGTTGTGGTTGGGATAAGAATAGATTTAACGATATAATCTAGGTCATCACAGAACCCAGCTTCGTCTATAATGCATAAGTGGGCTTTATTACCACGAATAGATTCTGCGTGACCATTTTCAGTACCGGCCAATTGAATTTCACTACCATTAGCGAATCTAAAAATATGATCTTGAGTATTATATGTGGGTTTTAAATCATTAGGGCAGTCTGCAGTAATTTCTCTGATGAGAGGAGAGACAATTCGCTTAATGTCTTTAACTGTAGGTGCAATAAACTTAACAATTGAATATTTTTGTTTTAGACATTGTTCAATTGCAAGACTTACTAGGAAAAAGGTCTTACCTAACTGACGAGAAGAGCCAATCACGGTAATTTTATTACTACCATTGACTACGAAATCATGCATTTCTAGTTGATTTTTATCTAATTTCCAAGTAATTATAGCTCTACGCCATAATTGATCTACAGCATCTTTTCTACTGATCGTCTTCTTGGGACTTCCTGGCGATTGCGACAAGCTCGGCCTCTTTTATATTTCTATAGTCTTTATGGTCAATCGTTTCTGTGGATTGATCCTTAATAAGACGTAGGTTTTTAATAAGAATGTCTAGACGTTTAACTTCATCTAAACTTAATTCTCGGTCTGCTGACTTTCTTTTAATTAATGAGATTTGTTCTATACAAATTAGTTCTTCAGGAGAAGATGCTGAGTGTGATGTATAGAGGACAGTTTCTAATTGCTTAATTTTAACTTTAAGAATATCATTTTCTTGACGTAATTCATCAACAATCTGTTCTTTTTGTTTTTTAGCAACTACTTTAATATCATCCATTAGAAGAACCTTTTAAGTTCTTTTGCCATTTCATCTGGTCTAGTTGCATTTTTTACCATAATACCAGACATTTGATTCTTAATAGATTGAAGATCTTTAATGAATTCTTCACTAACATCAGGTTGTTTTTGAGAATCTTGATACATTTTGTATCCAACCATAGCACTAAATGTCATAATTGCTACCGGTAAAGCCACACTAGGCGATACAAACGGTGCAGCCAGAGATAAGACAACAAGCATCACTACCCGGTAATCCAGGTTTTTTAATTTTTCCATGAAACGCCCTTCTTTTTGTATGAATTATTCTTGCGTTTTGCCACTATATCGACTATATTAGTCATTCCTTATATAAAGGAGTTGGCGTTTATTGCGTAAACAAATCCATATACTATATGTTATTATTAAAGCTTGACAAGTTATTAATTATTTGATATACATAAAGACTAGGGACAATTACGTCCCCAAAATTATGCGAGGTTTTAATGAAATTGTTACTTTTAGCCGCACTACTAGTTGGTTCAATTGCTAGTGCCCAAGAAACCACGGTGGTGTTAAGTAAAAGCAACACTATCGTTATGAATAAAGTATTTGATACTGACACTGTTGCTACCGTAGCACAGAAAGCTTTGGAGTTAAATCAATCACTACCAGCAGGACAACCAATCAATCTAATCCTAGATTCACCAGGTGGAAGTATCTTTGCTGGAATTGAGCTTATTCAAAACTTAAATTCATTAGGTCGTAGAGTAAATACTATTAGTACCTTTGCTGCAAGTATGGGATTTCAAACCGTACAAGGCGTAAACGGTACACGATACTTAACTAATAGTGGTACACTCATGTCACATAAAGCTAAAGGCGGATTCTCTGGAGAATTTCCTGGCCAACTTGATTCAAGATATCAATACGTCCTTGGTGTTGTTACTGATTTAAATAAAGTTGCAGTAGGTAGAACTAAAGGTAAACAAACTTTATCTAGCTATGATGCTTTAATCGAGAATGAGTACTGGTGCACAGGCCAACGTTGCGTAGATGCGGGCTTTGCTGATGCCGTAGCTGCAGTTCGTTGTGATAAATCTATGTCTGGTTCACATGAAGAAACAATTGAAGTGGGTTCATTTTTTGGTATGAATTTGACAGCAGAAGTGGTACTATCTGATTGTCCTATGATTACAGGACCTTTAGCCGTTAAGATTAAAGTTGATGGTAAAGCGGTAAACTCAGTAATTAATAAACTAAATAGAGATCAAAAAGAAAAGATCTCAGAAATTCGTAAAGTGCTTACTGATAAGTTTTTATTAAAAGAACGTGGCGTAGTTAAATATACAGAATTGAAATAATGAAATTAATATTGTCCTTTATTCTTTTAATGTTTAGTAGTAGTGTTAGCTTAGCAGCATACAATACTAATCAAGAAGCTGAGCAAGATGCAACAAAAGCAATTGCTCAAGCTTTCTACAAACAGTCGGGAATAGAGGATAATGTGACGAATAAAGTAAAAGACACTATCCCAAAAAAATACGAAGCAACAATAGCTAATGTTACTACAATAATCAGTACATTAGTAAGTCAGAAAGTTGAATTGAGATGGACGTTTTAATAAAAGCAAAAATGATGTTAGATTCTTTAAAAGAAACTGACAAAAAACTTAAACACATTCAAGATCAGATTGATTTAAAACCGACGGATTTTGATAAAATTGAATATTTATTTGGACAAGAATTTAATACAGCACTTCAGATGTCATCCACATTCGAAGCTCTTATGTTAGTATTAGATAATTTAGATGAAGATCACACTAGCGTTGTTAAGATGAAACAACAAGCTAAAGGAATTATTGGAGGATATTATGATGTTAAATGAAGTATTACCAAAACTAGATCGAATGTTTAAATCTAGATACGGTAAACAATTTGCGGATTTAAATAAAAACGTATACCCTACTGCAAAAAATGATAAAGGTAATTACGAAGTTCCCGTTGTTATTGTTGGATCTAATGGTGGAACTTTAATTAAAGGTACTCCTGATGCGACACAATTAAATCCACCAGCACAAGTATCACTTCAGTTTCGTAATATGAAACCACAGACTCTTATTTATAGACTATCTATTCCATATAGTGAATGTGAAATTGCTGCAAATAAACCAGAATATTTTAATTATTTATTTGATGAGATTGTTTCAAAAGCCTTAAACAATTATAAAGTAACAGTTGGTGATGAGAATAAAGCTAGATTTGGTGAGAGCTATTGTACTTATGATTCCCCAAGTGGAATCTTTAGACAATTAGAAGATACATCACTAGAGTTAAGATTAATGGGTTCATGGGCGTCAGGAGACGAAGCGTATGACTAAGGATACAAAAAAAGATGCTGGTGGTAAAAAATATGATTCTCAAAAAGTTCCTATGGATTTAATTCCATACGAATCACTGGAAGAAATAGCAAAAGTATTGGCCGCTGGCGAAGTAAAGTACGGAACTGCAAATTGGACTGAGGGAATTGAAATACGTAGATTAATTTCTGCAGCTATGAGACATTTAGGACAGTTTAATTCAGGAGAAGATTACGACGAGGAAACAAAAACTTTACACCTTGCAAACAGTGCTACTAATCTGCTTTTTGCTATATGGATGTATAAAAAGCGCCCTGACCTAGACAACAGATGGTCAAAAAAAACTATATGATAGGTCAAAAATTTAACAAGATAACAGTCATAGATAATTACCCAAGCTATAAATGGGTATCTAAAAAAACAGGAAAAATCACCAGTAAAAAAAGATATCTATGTTTATGTGACTGTGGTGACCAAGTTATTATAGCTGGAAATCATCTAAGGCAAAATAAAAGAATTTCATGTAAATCCTGTGCGTATGCTAATCGCAAACAGTCAGTAAGGAGACTATCTGCAGAAGAAAGATGGTTTAGATTACATATTAAACAAAGAGAAAAACAAGGAATTAAAGTTGAGATAGATTCAAAACAGGCAGTTAATATTGCAAAAGATTCTTGTTATTATTGTGGAAATTTACCAAAAGAAGAAAAAATTTATAAAGGTAAATTCTCTAAAAAACAAAGCGTTTTTTTAAATGGATTAGATCGAATAAACTCTGACAAATCTTACACATTAGATAATATTGTATCATGCTGTTCAACTTGTAATTTTATGAAAAATACACAAACGCTAGACATCTTTTTATCTAAAATAAAACAAATATACAATAAACACATAAAAAATAATTGTTGAAATAACTGACCTAGCTGAAAAGGAAAAACATGCAAATAAATAATAATGATTTTATTGTTGCTTATGATATTGACGGAACTATGATTACATTACCTAAAGATAGTGATAGTACTGAATCAATAATGGCAATAACAGATCCATATACCGGTACTGTAAAACTTAGAGTTGCTTATTTACCACATATTGAACTTATGAAAAAACATAAGGAACAAGGGTATTTTATTAAAGTTTGGTCAAACGGGGGGTCTTTATGGGCAAAAACGGTAATTGAAAGATTAAACTTAACACACATTGTTGATAGTATTGAAGCAAAACCTACTAAATATGTTGATGACTTAGATGTTAAAGAATGGTTAGGAACACCTATCTTTGTTAAAGAGGATTAATGAAATACGAAATTAAAGATCTGCAGAAGGCACTAGCCTTAGCTAAAGACATAACCGAGGTAGACTTAAGCTTTGATCCTAAAGATCGCCTTGTAATAGCCTTTACGGACCCAATAGGCGAGATTCCTACAGAAGTTACCATATATCCTATTAGAAATGAGTCTCCTTCTAAGTTTGCTGAAGTAAAAACAATAAAAAGGCTTTGACAAATCACTATACTTTTGATATATTGTCTTTAGGAGGACTTATGTTTAAAAGTACCTTAATGATTCTAATGCTAACGTCAACGGTAATTGCTCGTGCTCATACTACCTATGTGGATTTTATTACTGTCAATGGACAATCAGTAGTTCAAATTGAAAAAGCTGATAGATTATATCAAGTAGTAATTCCTAAAGAAGATCTAGCTAATAAACTACCTAGTGATATTGTGAAGGATATATGTCAACGCACCAAATTATGCCAGTCCAAATAAGATCATATTACGCACCCTCTTATATTAGAGGTATGGCTGTTTATGTTCATAAAGTTAGCAGAAGAGACAAAGATAAATTTGTCATGAATGTGGATTGGTACCGAAAAGACGATGTAACAAATAAATTTATTAGTATGGATTTAAATCAAGATATTGTTATTGATCCAAAAACATTTGGAACAGAATGGAAAAAACTTGACATATAAATTATGGGTTTACGGAACTCTTAAGAGCGGACATAGAAATCATGACTTACTTGATAATAGCACGTATTTAGGTGAATATCATGCACCTAAGGGATATAAATTAGTGGTCAGTGGGTTACCCTATCTACTAGAAGATCACGAGGGTGAGGGTGCTTATGGTGAGTTGTATGAAGTTAAACCTAGAACTCTTATTGAATGTGATAAATTCGAGGCACACCCTGAGTGGTACAAACGAACTCTTATTACAGTAATTAATGTTGAAACTAAAATGAAAGAAAAGGCGTATGCTTACATTTACCAAGGAAAAGTCGATGGAACTGTCACACGAAGATATTAGTGCTTATGTTCAATATGTAGATAACTTTGGGATGATTGCTCAAAGTAAAGAAAGTGGAGCCGATGGTGGAGATAGCGCCCACCGCTTTGGATTAATTATTGTATGTCTTAAATTACTTGGGTATAAAACATGGATTGATGGTACACCACTAGATGAGTATTATCGAAAAGCAATGTTTGAATATGAAGTAAGTAAAGATGTATATACAAGACATCCTGACAAAACAAAATGGTATAGCAATCCTTTAAATATGAGTAGAGATCAGTTATCTAGATTGATTCAAGCTATGATTGTTATGCATGATACAGATAGAATTAAAGGCGTTGCTAGTAAAATGCTAGCAAGATATGGATTTAATCAAAATATTTATCCAAATCATGCAAGTCCAGGAGATGCTACATATAAAAAGAAAGTGGCTGATATCATTACACCGGGGCAATTGAGAGATATCATTAGTGGTGTTACAAATAATTGGTTTGATAATTATATTTTAATGCCAGCTTTAGATCTATTTAAATTTGCCGATGTTTATTTTGCTAAAAAAGATGATGACAGGGCTAAACGTAAAGGTAAACGAACTGACTATTATGTAATGTTAGTTACTGATATTGCTGTAGCCAGAGCAACCAGAGATAATTTTGTACTAAGACTAGTGGCTAAAGCATTAGCTAAATCTGATTATAAGTCTAGCATTACTTGGATCTTTGAACCAAAGTGGTCAGATCCACCGATTGATAAACTATTATTAAAATTAGCAGAACGGTATATTGAAAATGTCGGTTAAGTTAATTCATTGTACTCCAGGCGCAGAGCAACTAATCGCATATTGCGCTAGGGTTAGCAGCAACAACCCCGACAATCCTGAATATGAAAAACTATTACGATATTTAATTAAACATAAACATTGGTCACCATTTGAAATGGCTAACATGTGTGTTGAGATTGAAACAACTAGGGGTATTAGTCCTCAAATCTTACGACATAGAAGCTTTTCATTTCAAGAATTTAGTTTGCGATACGCAGAAGCTACTGAATTTATTGAGTACGAAGCTCGTAATCAAGATGTAAAGAACCGACAGAATAGCCTAGATACAGTGAGTGATGAGGATAAAAAATGGTTTATGGATGCTCAAGAACTTATTAATATGGAAGCCAGGGATCTTTACAATGATGCAATTAGACGTGGCATTGCAAAAGAATGTGCTAGAAATTTACTACCAATGAGCACAAAAACTAAGTTATACATGAATGGAAGTTTACGTTCTTGGTTACATTACATTGATATTAGAACAGATATTGCTACACAAAAAGAGCATAGAGATATTGCATTGGCTTGTAAAGATATATTTACTGAACAATTTCCTATTATTTCAAAGGCTGCATGGAATGAAATCATTTAAAATATTTAAATATAAATTTTTAATAGAAATATCTTCTCCAAAATCTATTTGGTATCACAATATTAGAGAAACTAATGATATACCTAATCAAAGAATGGATCACTTGTTTTCAATAAATAGAGTATATGCTAGAAAATATAAAAAATATATGTATACTATTTATATTGGAAGAGTTGCTATTTTATTTGCTAATACGGAGCAATAATGAAACGAAGTGAAATGATTAAATTTTTAGAAAATGAATTAGAATCACACGAAAATTATTCTAATGGTTACTACGCTACAGTAAATGGTGGAGAACTTCTTTTAGCAAGACTTGAAGAATTAGGTATGTTACCACCATTAAATGATGGTCAAGCGTGTATTGTTACTGAATGGGACAAAGAAGATGTCGAATAGGCAAGAAACAAATCAAGAACTAGTTGACATTCTTCAATACTTGGTAGAACTACAACCAGAGTTACGCTTTGGTCAAATCCTTTCTGTATATAATTTCATCCAAGATAATCCATTTTATGAAGAAGGAACCACTACATTAGATAGGGTTAAAGCTTCTTTAGAGAGATATCATGGACTCGGGGACACCTAGTTTATGGGGAACCTGGGATTACTGGGAACCTGAACCAAAAAAAGACTTGACAAAGAAATGCTCATGTGAGTGCGGAACTATTATAACATATGGTAAAGAGGTCCCAGAAGAATTTCACTCAGATTGGTGCCCAATTAAAAAGAAATTAAATGAAGACGTGTAGTAAATGTAGAATACATAAAGAGTTATATGAATTCGGAAAAGATTCACCAAGAAAAGACGGTCTTTCATATATGTGTAAACCGTGTAAGAATGAGTTCTCTAGTAAATGGAGAAAAAATAATTCAGAAAAAGCGTCAAAAAGTGGTAAAAAATATCAAAAAAAGAATAGAAAATATTTATCTAAATATAGACTTAATTTAAGAAAAAACAATCCAAAATCAAGATTAATCGAATCTATCAGAAATAGAGTATTAAATGGGTTGAAGAGAAATAAAATAAAAAAATCTTATAAAACAGTTGATTACTTGGGTTGTTCGTTTGAATATTTAAAAAAACATCTAGAAGAACAATTTACTCCAGATATAAATTGGGATAATTTTGGTTCTTTTTGGCACATAGATCATATAGTCCCTTTATCATTTTGTAATGATAATGACATAGAGTTTATGAAAATATTAACACATTACTCCAATTTAAGGCCTTTAAAAAAAGAAGAAAATTTTAAAAAAGGTAATAAAATTGACTTGACACTAGCTAATAGTTATGGCATAATTATTCCCGAGGCTTATCTTAATACACTTAGTAAGGAATGATGATGATCAACGCAAAACAAGCTAAAGAGGGAACTAAGATAGAGCGTTACATGAAGGAACGTTGTATGGAGATTGAACAATCCATTCTTCTTAGCATGGATCTTGGTTTATCCTATACACGAATTAACAGTTCTCTACCTAAATCAATTCAGGATATGCTTGTTGAACTTGGCTATACAATTCTAGAACAAGAAGCTTATGGCACTAAAATTTATATCATAACTTGGGCAGATGCTAAAGAGGTGATGAAATGCAATTAAAAGATATTGCTACTGGTGAACTATATACTATTATTGAAGGAAAGATCTTGACAAAAGAAGAAGTATTGAAGTATGATACTACAGCATCGTTTATTACGGCGGTGTCTGGTGATGTTGAGATTGGTGTAGTATTCGGCTACACTAAAGACGGCGACCACAGCCCTAACAATAAATTTGAGGTAGTAAGTGAGTAATGGTTTAACTAAGTGGGAAGTAGTAATTCCTTTTTTTAATTATGATGGGGCTGTTGTTCCTCCCGGTACAATAGTTTATGCATTAAGTGGAGAACCAAATACAGTCGGTCAAATTGAAATTGTTTATAAGATTGATGGGTACATATATGCAGCAAGGCCTCGTATTGAATATCTTAAATTACATGAAGAATATAAAACAAATTTTAAACGACCTAAAGGAGTTCTAAATGACAAACGAACAAGTAACCGTAGCAATCTCAACATTAAATGATCCAGGTACAGCAATGCTTATTGCAACAAGCCTAGTAAAAACTGCAGATCCTAAACAAATCAATGACTTTCTTGTTGCTGTAATTAAACGATCAGCAGAAGGTCATCATCAGTCTAGGGAGATTGCAGGGGCGGCTTTGATCCTATTAAACGGATTAAGCGATGAGTAAGCGAACCGGAGCCATTTCTATTGTTATGTTCTTATTGCTTGCTGTAGGCTTTGATAAGAGCTATAAATATATGGCACAACAAGGTTGTGAAGTTGGTGTATTAGCTTCTGTAGCACAAATGCGACCAGATCTTTATATGAAACTTGATGACATGGGTGCTGTTGATAACTTCGTTAATACATATTGTAAAGATGTGTTGAGGTTTGAATAATGTTTTTTTTATTATTTGCGGTTGTGGTAGCTGCATCAGTGTTTCCACCACAGCCTCCTTGCAATAAAGATTGCAGTGTTATATTAATCCCAAAGGAGAACCAACATGGCCCTCTTGATCGAATCCCTTAAGATCGCAGCAATAACAACCTTATTCCTAGCTACCATGTTTGGGCTGGTAGTATTTCATATAGTTGCCACCATTTTTTCCTTTACATTGTAATACGATTGTGTTAGATTGTATTTGTGAAAAATTACAAGAAACCTAAATTCATTTTAAAAGATACTAAAAATAATAAATTATTAGAAGCTAAAGTTAAAGAAAGTTTAACCATTAGATTAAATAGATTGCTTAATTTAATTACTATAGATGAACTTACTGTAGGCCAAGCTGAAACAATTTTAAGAAACGGGGACAACTGATGTTAACGCTACCTGTAATTCCTTTACGTGACCTTATTGTATTTCCTACAACAATGGTTCCCTTGTACGTAGGTAGAGATAAGAGCGTTCAGGCCCTACAACACGCAATGGGTGAAAAAACTCAAATTCTTCTTCTTACGCAAAAGATCGCTAAAGATCAAGATCCAACTGCTGAGTCTTTAAATACAATTGGTACTGTTGTTGAAATTGTTCAAAGTATTAATTTTCCAGACATGACTATGAAAGTTATTGTTCAAGGTATGTTTACCGCTAGGGTAAAACGTTTTAAACAAAACGACCGATTCTTAGAAGTTGAATGTGAACAGATTTTAAAAGAAGAACCTTCTGATATTGAAATCCGTGCTGGTATGAAATCTGTGTCAGAGACAATTGAAGAGTTAGCCAGATATGACAAAAAGATTACACCAGAATTACTAGCACAAGTGAATGCCGCCACTGATTGGCAAGATCTTGTTTACATTGTTGCAGCAAATCTGAACATTAAACTTGAAGCTAAGCAAGAAATTCTAGAAATTAATTCAGGTAAAGACATATTTGATAAACTATTATCCGTTATTCTTGGTGAACTTGAAGTCATTAAAGTAGAAAAAAAGATCCAAACTAGAATTAAAAAATCAGTTGAGCGATCACAAAAAGAATATTATTTAAATGAACAGCTTGAGGCAATTCAAAAAGAACTTGGCGGTAAGGACGATCTTGGGCAAGAATTAGACGAATTGTTAGAAAAAGCTAAGCATAAAAAACTTTCTACTGAGGCTTTGGCTAAAGTGACTAAAGAGATTAAAAAACTCAAGCTCATGTCACCAATGTCAGCAGAGTCTACTGTTGTTAGAAATTACGTAGAGACTTTGTTATCACTTCCTTGGGAAGATTACTCTGACGAACAACGTGATATTACAATTGCTGAAGAAATTCTTAATCGCGACCACTTTGGTCTAGAGAAAGTAAAAGAACGCATCCTAGAACAACTAGCTGTGCTACAATTAAACGATAAAGCTAAGGGTGCTATTGTTTGTTTATCGGGACCTCCGGGTGTTGGTAAGACTTCTTTGGCTAAATCAATTGCTGAGGCTCAGAATCGTCCATTTGTTCGCATTAGTTTGGGTGGAGTTAAGGACGAATCAGAGATTCGCGGCCACAGACGAACTTATGTGGGTGCAATGCCTGGAAAAATTATTCAGGCGTTTAAAAAAGCTGACAAAGGTAACCCACTAATCCTTCTTGATGAAATTGATAAGATGTCATCAGACTATAAGGGAGATCCAGCGAGTGCGATGTTAGAAGTTCTTGACCCAGAACAAAACTCTACGTTTCAAGATCATTACATTGATATTGAATATGATTTGTCTAAGGTTTTATTCTTTGCAACAGCAAATTATATCCAGAACATTCCTAAACCATTGTTAGATCGCATGGAAATTATCAAGCTTGACGGCTATACACCAAAAGAAAAATTTGAGATTGCTAAAAAGTATTTAATTCCTAAAGAAATTACCGCAACAGGTCTTGATAATATTAAAATTACATTCAAAGACGACGCTTTACAATTCTTAATTGAATCATATACACGAGAAGCTGGCGTAAGAAGCCTTGAGCGCACAATTGGTAAAGTATTTCGCAAGATTGCTAGAAAAGCTGTGTCATTAAAAACCGCTAAGATGAAGGGTTTTGTTATTGGCAAGAAAACTATTGAAGAAATGCTTGGTAACGAACGTATGACGCCAACACTTACGGCAAAAACCGATCAGATTGGTGTTGTAAACGGCATGGCTTGGACTGAATCTGGTGGGGACCTACTTCCTATTGAGGTTCTTATGATGCCAGGTAAGGGCAATATGCAAGTAACGGGCCAACTTGGTGAGGTTATGCAGGAATCTGCTAAGATTGCCATGAGCTACGTGCGAAGCCGCGCAAGCTTGTTTGGTATTGATAAAGGTTTTTTTGAAAAAAATGACCTAGCTGCTCACGTTCCAGATGGCTCTACACCAAAAGATGGACCAAGTGCTGGTATTGCATTGACAACCGCTATTGTTTCTGCTATAACTAAGATTCCGGTTAAGCGCCTAGTGGCAATGACCGGGGAAGTAAGCTTGACTGGTAAGGTAATGCCTATCGGTGGCTTAAAAGAAAAGGTTATGGCAGCACACAGAGCCGGGGTTAAGATGATTATCTGTCCTAAAGAAAATGAAAAAGATATTAAAGATATTCCTCAGGATGTTGTTAGTGATCTTGAATTCTTTTTTGCAGAACATGTTGATGAGGTTCTTGTCCGAGCACTGGCGATTAAGTCACCGAAGGATTTGTTCAAATTAAATAACGATAAAGAATATTCTATTAGGAGTCGATATGAGTAAAAAAGTAACAGCACTATCAAAACAAACTGAGAAGTTAGCAAAAGAAATGTTAGATGAAGTAAAAAACATTAAAGACTTTGCTAAAGAAGAACTTCCTGTTGTCGCTAAGGAGTATGTTAGTTATAGAACCGTATCTTCTGGTATTATGCTTATTCTCAGTATTATAGGACTTGGTGTTTCTGGGTGTCTTTTAACTGGTGGTTTAGCTAGTGAGAGTGATTTTGATCCACGAACTTTAATTGGTGGTATCGGGGTTCTTGTTTGTTTTATTGCAACTTGTGTTAATGGTGATCTGTATTTGGAAGTAAAACTCCAACCACGTAGAACCGCAATTAAAGCTATTACCTCATTATTTTAGGAGTGAACATGAGTAATTTAATTTTAGGATTGTGCTTTGTGTTGGCTGGGTGTTCTTTTAATAGTTCTTATACTAAATGTTTGAACTCCGTAAATAATGTAAGAGTTCACGATATCCTTAACATAAGGAATGGTTTATATCGGGATTGCACAATGGACGTTTACAATAGAACTTTAGTTGGATTTAGTGGTTATATTACTTGTAAAGATAAATCTGAGGGATATGTATCTATTCGAGCTAATGAAGTTCTTCAGGAGTGTAAATGAATAAATCTTCCTTGATAAATGCTGCGACGCTAACGCTCGTCTCGCTGGCCGCGATTTCTTGTTCTAATGATAAAAGTCCTATTACGGTGCGTTACAGTAATAATATAAACATAGTAATTACTGAATGTAAAAATAGTAGGGAAACCGTTACTTCAGCATTTGCATTTGAATGTGACAATGGTGCTACTTATAAGAGCAATTCGGTATTACAATATTCTACCGGTGAAAGAGTGATGTTTTTTCCATAATGAAATCTAATTATACAAAACCCAAATGGGCCTTATATCAAAATAATATTGTTGTTCATAAGCATCTTTCTGATTTTGAACAGATTCAAAATCTTGAACAAGCTATGGGTAGTATTACTTCTGTATTTAATCCATTTACTGGTGAAGTAGAACTAAGACAATATCCTCCTGGTGGAATAGTATATAATCCATCAATAGGATCTGATTACGGAAACTATATTATGACTGAACATGGAGCTATGCCGGTTAGATTCACTCAAAGACAATTAGAGGAATCTAATTATAATTTATTTAATCATATACCACCCGGCTATGAAGTAAGACAAGATATTCATTCAGATAATTATATTATAATTCCTAGACCACCAAGATCTAGACCAGAACCAGAAATTAGACGGCCCAGTTTATTGCGACGAATAATTGATTTTTGTTGGTTCACATGACAGATCTAATTCAACTATTCATTAATAATGGTGGAGGAGACTTCACCATTAGTAAATCAGATCGTATATCTTGGTTGACATACTCCAGTATGAAAAAAGAAGACTTCCGTCAGCTTGAAGAGCTTGGCTTTGTATTCCATAAACGAACTAAACGTACCAAGGTCGGAGAAGAAGTTCGGGGAAGGGTAGTCCCATTCTTATATTTCTTTAAAAAACTAGTTGACAAAAAAGTCATACCGTTGTATAAAGAAGAGGATGAGATCGTAATGAAAGCTCGTCCAAAGAAACCAACTCTTGGAACTTTATGAATGTTTGCTCACTAGATCTAGAAATGAACCAACCATCTGATACAATCATACAGATTGGTATTTGTATTGGTTCAACTAGAACTGGTGAAATTCATGTTAAGCGTCAATGGAATATTTACACAGAAGAAGTAATAGCTCCATTCATTACACAACTCACTGGTGTAACACAAGAAGATGTAGCCGCTGGTGTTTCCTTACTTGGAGCATATAATGAACTAGGTGAACTATACAAACAATATGACTGTTCTCTTAACTTCATATCATGGGGAGGCGGAGATAGCCAACTACTTAGATCGCAACTGCCTGAAGGAACCAAGTGGCTTTATGGCAAACGTTGGTTTGATGTTAAGACCTTATACCAAGCTTTTATTCTTGGAGCAGAGCGCCCAATCTCACCAAGAGCCGGACTTGCTAAAGCAATGATAAAGACTGGCCTTAAATTTAATGGAACAAAGCACACAGCTATGGATGATGCAACCAACACATTCCTACTTATGAAACATTTACTTGACAAACTTCCAAAGGATGTAATACGATGAAAAAAGAAACACTACTAATGGCAACAGTCGCTTTAGCTTCTATTGCAACAGCTACAGCTCTATTGGGTTTTGCTGGTCAGGCATTACCTTTTGGCCTACTGTCTATCGTCACATATCTAGTTGCAATCCAAACAAAGGTTTAATATGAATAAAGATAAATACATTGAATTTGTAAAATCGATTGAAAAGCCAGCAGATACCATTAGCCTAGATGCTCAGCATAAACGATTGATCCATGCATCCCTAGGTATGGCTGGTGAAACAGGCGAGACTGTAGATCTAATTAAGAAACACGTCATGTACGGTAAAGAACTAGATAACACTAAAGTAATTGAAGAATGCGGAGACATCCTGTATTACATGGCTGTACTCCTAGACTCAGTTGGTAGCAATATTGATGAGGCTGTTGAGAAGAACTATGAGAAGCTGTCTCGTAGATATTACAAAGGCTCTTACAGTAATGATCAAGCAATTGGTCGAGCGGATAAGACATGAGTGTAATTACTACAACCGCAGGATTTGGTATTGTGCTGGCTGCTACTGGTGGAATGAAATCATGTTCACATCCATCCTATGAAGTCGGGGATTGCCTGTATTCAGTACAAAACGATATGAACGGAAATCCTCAACCATTTAAAGATATCGTTATTAAGATCACAGAAAAAAATTCTGAGGATTACTATTACACTTATGTCATGCTTGACGGGGTGCGTATTGAAGGTAATCTAATTAACCATGAACATAGCTTTGTTGAGAACACAAGCTTGTTTGTAAAAGGAGTGTGCCCATGAAATATTTATGCTTAGACCAAGCTCACTGCTCTATTGCAGTACTTAATGCACCAGATATTGAGATTGCAGCCAGTACCTTTAGAGAGATATTTTCTTTTAGTGTAGACATGAACGTGTTATGTTTTCCAATTGACGATGGTCAGTTGTTCTTTAACCTACAACAACCTATGGTATACTCAATTCCTTCTGGAGGTAACCTATGAGCTTAACAACAGGTCTTATTGTTGGATTAGGTTTAGCCGGTGGTCTTGGTGGTGTAAGTATGTGTTCAAAGCCACAAGTACCTAAGTATCAAGTGGGCGACTGTGTTCGTCATGTTGATAGCTTTGGAGAATACGATTCTAACGTAGTTAGAAGAATCACTAAGATGAATGATACCGATTACGGTGTTATTGTATACCTATCTAGTGGCCATGAATACAAAGACACTAGCGATATCAGAATGACTGATAAGTACTATGGCAAGGTGTCATGTCCATGAATATAACGCTATTAGCATATATTATATTTCAAATTATTGTTTCAGTATTTGTACTTAGAAACATTAAGAAACACGAGTACTCAGCGAGTGCTGCCAGTAAGATACTTAGTTTATCCGTAGTACCTGGACTTAACCTATTAATTCTATACATGGCAATAAAGGAAGAACTATGACAATAGCTGTTGTATGTAAGAACCAAGCAACATTTAGACGATATAAGAAAGCTCACCCAACCGACACTTGTGTCCATGTGTGGGAAGATTACGGAGTTGTAGCCGGAGTTGAGATAGATAGCATCGTGATCCTACAGGCACACAGTGATATGCACTATTTAATTAACCGAATCCTAGTTCCTAGATTGCCTAGACAATACCGATATATACCAAGATATGAACTAGAGCGACCTGAGGTAGCCGAGGGCGGAGCTACACTAGTAACCTACGCTACCCTTCAAGCGGCAGTTGATACAGACGTGACTCAAGCTACTGTTCCCCAAGGCTATGTGACATACAACGGAGATGATCAATGATTTACGGATATAAAACAGCAAAGCTATTAGAAAAGACTAGAGATGAAAACCGACAAGAAGATAGGAACGCAGCTATACTTAGAACATTGACAACGACTATTTTACTTGTGTCAGCTTTGTTCTTATTTGGGTGTAGTAACAACTATGACCTTATGCTTAAACAAAGTTCTACAGATACAGCTAATGCTATTTGTAATGATAAGGTTGAAATGTACTTAGTAGAAACCGATGGGTCTATTGTACTACGTTGTAAAGACGGTAGAGAATTTTACATAGATGCGTCTAAATTTTTATCAATCAATCCGAATAAACCTAAGCAGTATTATAAATAGGTTATTAAATATGGAAGATAAAAAATTATCCCGGTTTATTAAACTGGGCTGGGAACTGCTTGAGCATAAATGCCGCTACTACGTTCTTAGCCGGCCTACGATTCAAGACTATGATTACGACATGCTGGAGAAAGAATATGATGCTTTGGCAGATGAGCTGGGGCTACCTAACAGCGTAATACGTCCCTTAATGATGAACCGAGGTTATTAACTATATGTTCCTAATAAAATTTAGTCATGGTGTAGAAGTTGGTGCCTATAATGCTTATATGGGCCACTACGCGGTCACCAAGGACCCAGTGGTGCTTGCCATTGCTCAACAGGAATGGGAGCATATGAATGCCTTATGCGACATCCTGGAAGAGAACGGGGAGCGCCCTAGCTGGCTTATTTCAGGATTGTTCTGGTTGATTGGTACCACCGTGATGCTCTTGTGCCATGTGTCACCTAGATTCATGCTAAACCGGATAGCCCGCCTTTTAGAGCTATTTGCTGTATTTAATTATGAAATGCTAGCAGAGCACTATCCTAAATACAGGGTGCAGTTTTTAGAGATGGCTGTTACGGAACGTGACCATGAACAATATTTTGCCGGTGCTGGGGTTATTAAGTCATAAATTGAAAAATTGTATGTCTTGCAGTATATCAATGTCATTCACATAAAATAACTCCTACCCCCCCATGGCTCGAACTGATCATCCTAGACTATAGACATACACCATAGACATGGCTCGCGTGTCGGCTAACTTGCTGTGCAACTTTTACTCGGTGTCAATCGACCAGACACTTGCTGATATTCCTGAGTGATTCCGAGGGGTTCGGTTGCATTCGGCCTCATATATTGTGTGAAAGTTTTGCACCGTGAAATCGGCTAAGTGCTTGAAATCACTGGTGGCACGGTCGCTGCATCGAGTGTTTGCAACCGAGGTCGCAGCTAGCATGGTGCTGGCTATGTACCACGGTCAACGGGCATTGACCCATACCAAGGAGTATATCATGACAAACACTACTAAACAACCAGCTAACTGGATTCATAGCTTTAACGTCGAGGGAGGTAGAGTATACGTCTCTGACAAGGGCGCTCTTAAGCTAGTTACTATCCAGCCTAATGGCATGGAGAGATTCTTAATGTGTCTTATGCCTGCACAAGCTACATTCCTAGCTAATGCAGCAGGGGACATTGGCAACTTCCTAGTCTCTGACGAGTACAAGGCTATTGAACACAACAAAGAACTTAACAAGGAAAAGAACAAGATCTCGAAGCAAATGGAAACAGAAAAAGCTAAGGCATTGCGTACTGCTCAGGCTGCCATTGAGGCATTACAGCGCTTAGGAGTTAGCGTTGATCTTGCTAAGGTATCTGGACAGTAATCAGGGCTTAGTTAGGGGATATTTTGAATGAGCCAGTATGGAAGCTGGCTTCTTCGCTAATGTATCCTAACGATACAGAATAACAAAGGCGGGTATTGTGAACAACTTTCAAACAAAGTGTGTTACGGCGTTCTTTGATCTGAAGTCAAAGGACCCTAAAGTAACCAGGATTGCTATTATTAATCTACCAAAGCCAGGCGTGGCTGTAGAATTAGTCAATGGTGATAAAGTATTTTATACAATGGCGGCCATTATGGACCCAATTGAGCGGTTATTACTGGCACCAAAGTCTAGAATAACAGCCCAATAAGGCAGCGGTGTGGCTTAAAACGATTATATTCGAGATGAAGGTATATGTGCATATATTCAGCACCCTACCTTTAATAATCTCATTCTAGGATTAGACAGCCAGTCTCATCCTGGTCCCTATAGCGCATTTAGCTCGTACTGTCCAACGGTAGCGGCGTTCACTAGCGTGAATCGCTTTGCGGTCTTATAGGGTACCTCTTTATCCAACCCCGTTATATTAGTTATAGCGGGTTTTCGTCTCATTCTTTCGACAAAAGGAGAAAGAACATGGTGTCCGCGATTATTTACTTTACCTATGGATCATTACATAAAATCTATGATTCAACAGCCGATATGATGCAAGACATGGCCCGTCTCAAAAGAGATGGCTTTGATATCGTATCATACGAGTTCGAATAAGGGTATAAAGGCCATGGTTATTACTGCTAATATACTCTACAATCGTACATTAGCATGAAAGGATTGTTATGGCACTTGTGTTATCTACAGTGTTTATAAGCGTTATATACGGTTTGACACCCGCGATTATATTCTTAGGAATCTTTATCGTGGTTGCATTGGTACTTAATATCTGAACTACAGACGTAAGTTCATTAGATTAGGAATAGCCGGTTTCTTAAAGGTGGCAGGATTTAACACAGTCCTGTAGCGAATCTATAGGGTTCTAGGTGAGGATTACCAGCCTAATAGATCAGAATGGCCGCCTTGATATGTAGAACTATTACGGGCATTCTATTAATACTATATGTTATTCTTTAGGAGATTATATGGGTATCACTATACTATGCTTTGTATTTTCTATAAGCTTCCTAGCTACTGACAACATACATACAAGTACATACATGGTGTGTGTTTCATTCTTGCTTATGGCTTTGATTCATTTTCTTATGCACATGGCAAACAAGGAATAGTTATGAACTGTCAAACCTGCGGTAATGAATATAATAAAGAATATGGAAGCTTGCTTTCAAGAAAGGTAAGATATGAAATTAATAAGAGCAATGTGTTTAGCTATTAGTATTATATTTATATTAACTGTTACAACTATTTTAGTTGTGGGATCAATTACGCTTTTACTATATGCCGTAAAGTCGCTAGCATTATTGATTGTTTTAGTAACATTTACCATACTTACTATTTTTTGTTATGGTTGTATAGAAAACTAAGAGGGATTATGAAACTAACACAGATTCGTATCAACCAGCTAATGGATAACCTAAGATACTATTATCTCTTTGAGATGTGGGAATCTTATGACTTGACATTCGAAAAGCTTAGAGTGAATAATGTATTCCTAAACCACACAGGAAAGGATAATAACCAATGCCCAATTATAAACTATTCTTCCAGCACACTAAAGAAACAGAGCTAGTAATCTATGAGCATGATCTGCTAGAACACATACAGGAAGCTCGCTTATCTGTCATGGATAAGTTTGTTGACTTCTATATTGAACCTTATATTGAATACGTTGGACCTGATGGATACTATCTAGACAGTGAAGGAATCTTTCATTACATGGAGGTTAAGTAATGGAAATCTCAAAGCTTATTGGTTGTGTCAATGTGCCTGTTAGATTCGGACCTACTGTATCAGATCATTACGGAGCAATAGATCATTTAAAGAATGGCGTTGCAATCCTAATGTCAGTACAAAAATACTATAGTCATAATCAAGTACAGTTAATGATATTTCATAACAACGAAGTTAGAAATATTATTGTCAAAGGTGACACTAAGATAGCCAGGCTTAGAAAGAAGTCTGATCTTGAATCAATCTTAAGATCATACTCACGTCAGACCAAGACTAATTATAGTAAACGTCTTGACAAAAAGTCTATGAGACTTGGCTCAGACCCTGAGTTATTCATTGAACATAACGGACGTGTGGTCCCTTCATTTGAATACCTACCTTCTAAGAAGACACCTATTGAAAGTGAATACAATCAGTTATACTGGGATGGATACCAAGCTGAGTTCACTACACGAGCAGACACCTGTCTGTCATGGGTAGTAGACTCTGTACAAAATGGATTAAAACAAACCCTTAGACAAGCACGCATGGTTAATCCTGACTATAAGATCTCAACACAAACTACAATGGACATACCATTTGCTAGATTAGAAACTGACAAAGACGAGCATGTAAGCTTCGGCTGTATGCCTAGTCTCAATGCCTATGGCATGAAGGGTATCACTGGTGATGGTAGGAATGTAGGGTTTAGATCAGCCGGTGGGCATATACACTTTGGTCTTGTTGACGGGATGTTTATACAAGAGAAGAAGCTATCTGTGGAGCAAGCAGACCGCATTGTTAAGGCGCTAGACGCTGTCCTAGGGGTAGCATCAGTGTCTTTGTTTGCGGGCTATGACAACCCTGTTAGACGCACCATGTATGGGTTAGCTGGTGAGTATAGGTTGCCGCCTCATGGTCTAGAGTATAGAGTTCTTAGTAATGCTTGGATGTTTCATCCCCTCACTATGAACATTGTATTTGAACTTGCTAGGAACGCAGCTATCTTTGGGTTCAATGGATTCATTGGTAACTGGGAGCATGATGAAGCCGAGACCATTAAGATCATTAACACCTGTGATGTAGAGGGTGCAAGAAAAGTATTAGAGAAGAACAAAGATGTTCTTAAAGGTATCATCCAGGCACGCACACTATCTACTGAATCAGACATGGTAGTTGATATGATTATGAAAGGTGTCGATGCTTACTTACCTAACTTCAAAGATGTTGAATCTAACTGGCATCTTAGTTCGGGTAAGTGGGTAGGACATTGTGAAGCTGAAGGTTGTAACATCTCTAACTTCTATGCTATGATTAAGAAACAACAAGCCAAGGTAGGATAGTATGATGTTGGCAGTTGGTCCTGTGTATTACTTTGAAACGCCTGATTATATCAAGGCTCACTTTGTAATTACAGAAATATTTTCACAGCCAGAAGAAACATTTGATCCAGAATTACCTTCAATGGCACATGAACCGATAGCAAAAATTAAAATAGTTGATGGCGGAAGTAAAAACCCTAATAAAAATTGGTGGGAAGTAGGAATGATACATCATCTAACAACCAAAGATTGTATTCAAGGTAAGGTAACAAGACTTATTAAAACAAATGTTAACCGAAACAAAACAACAATGAAACAAAGGAGATAATATGTATACATTAATGGAAGCAATCGCATCAGGACGTAAGTTTAAACGAGCAGGATCTACTGGAGCCTATGGTATTCCAGCTACCTTTGGTCACGGTGATGTAGTCGCAACAGACTATGTGCTAGAACCTGCGGCTATTACGCTCTCAGCGGCTGACCTTGCCACGGCATGGGATGAAGTAGCAGATGAGTTCACTAACGTAAAGCCATCAGCCAGCAGCCCGCTGTTTGCTAAGCTTGTTGCTGCGTTGTTTGAATAATCCGTTACAAGTAGGAGATACCTTTACCTGGGGTAGTGGCTGTGAGCACTATGTTGTAACTAGGATACTAGGTGATGGTTACTTTAAAGCTGCCATCTATTATTCCTACAGTACATTTCGTGAAGAAATAACATTTAGTAAGTCATTTAATAATGACCACATGATTCTTCTTCAAGGATTAAGACCTGGTATCAGACCACCAAGTAAGAGCAATTATAAAGGGAGGAAGTATGCGCTTCGCATTGGCAGATGAACCAGTTGACTATCAGATTACAGTTCATTATAATAATTACATTGCTCACTACGGAGCCTACTTCCTAGATCATCTTGAGTATGTGAATACATACATGGCTAGAGAGTCTGTGTGTAAACAGTTCCCATTAATGCACGGGTTCATTATCACATACGGATATGATAAGCTTATTACATTTCATTCTATGATCAGTGCATCTAAGGTAGTTGCTTCATGATACAAGTAAGATCATGGGACCAGATCAAAGCAGGAGATACATTAATCTATTATGATAAGACAGATGAAATGGCATTTGATCAAAGATACTATTATATAATCTTATCTGTATCAGATAACTATTACATACAGGAAGCTAGAAGATTTGATGGTATCTATAAAGGTACGGCCAACACTAGAAGAAAAGAAGATATAGAAGAACGAATTAAAAACGGCCATGTGTTTTTTAAAGATAAGAGTAACAACAAGAGGAGTAAGTATGGGTTTAAGCCGACGCCTCGTAGGAATGTTTAGGATATTAGATCCTGACGACAAGCTTGAACAGGTATACTATGGATGGATTGTAGTAGGTGATGGTGGTGACGTGTTCTATACATCACATGATGAACATCTTAGTCCTGATAAGTTTGTATCTCAATATGTATTAGAAGAACAATACAGTATGGATGTATATGATGCTGAAGAGGATGAGACAAGTGAACAGGAGTTTGACATTGAGGTTATGATCCTTAATCAGAACACAATGCATCTACATAACTTAAGTATTGAATCATGGAGAGAACTTAGATACGCTGGTGACTACGGACACCTTGAATGGTTAGAACAATTAGCTCTTAACAAAGTAAAAGAATTGCAACCTAAAGAAGATGAAGAGGATGGTGTATATGGGAACTAAAGTATTGGAAGAAGATAGCAAGACCGGCAGTTCACACATTGTGTCATTGAACTACGAGATTCCTAAGTATCAAATAGGAATGATTGTTGGGTTCAATAATGTAGATCCTTCTCAACCTGATAAGATGATTGAGTCTGAGGTAACAGCTATTCAATCCTCAATAGATCTTGATAAGGAAGGTAACATCGTAGAGAATCATGCGTATGAATTATCTAACGGTATGTTAATCCTTGAGGAAGATGTTGAGTATTACTTTCCTTTGGATGATGAAGATGAAGTATAATATAGGTGATGTAATTAAATTTAAAAAAGATGGTTTTAGCATACAAGATCATTTTGAATTGATTGAGAAATACAGACTGGTAGATTTTGTAGGTAAAGTTATACAGTCAGAGCTAGTACGTCCTAGAACCAATGTTCCAAAACAAAAGGCGCAGCTATCCCTATATATCCGTAAGATCAATACCTAAGCTAATGTTATAGGTATAGTGTAATCTCTCTATAGCCTTGAGAGATACTTGTTTCATTTTACTACAGAGCTACCCGCCGGATTCGCAATTGAACGGTAAAAGATAGGTGCCTCAAACTAGGTAACAAGTTACCGGACTCTAGCCAATACATTCCAATAGGTGGATATGAATACGTTTCATTTCTTCCCCGTATCCATCTCTATTAGACAGCCTCTAGAATCATCCCCCAGAACCATGCAGTTTTCAGGACCGCTTCCTATTTCAATCTGGGCTTTAGGTTTATAGATCTTTGCTGGTTTAAAGTATGGGCCTTTCATTCCACATACTTTGTCTAAACATCTTTGTAAGGATTTGTTATCATAAGCTTTAACTCTGAACACTTTGTATCCAGTGCTTCTATACTTCTTATCTTTCTTTATATCTTTTTTCTTTTGTGCTTCAGTATCATGTATACTACCATCAACTTCAATAATATACTTATACTTTCTGTTGATAACATCAGGAATGTAGCAAGCAAATGGAACATTAAACTCATCGTCTATTGTTCTATATGGAAGGAAGTGAGACATGAACCAACGCTCAGATCTAGGTATGTTCTGTCTTATCTTAGCTGCGAATTGTTTTAGTTTTAATCGCTTTAATTTAGTTGACTCTCTAACCATTGTCATCTCCCCGTAGTATCTATAACACAACCCTTATGTAATGTCAAGGATAATTATGCAAGAACACTTAGCTAAGATTATGATATTAAATAAAGAAGATCAAACAAAGCTCATGCCTTTTTTTAGTATTGGTTATGTGGATGCTGTTGGTATACCAATCATCCTTAATAGAATTGAAGCACAAAAATATTATTTTTATTCTTTACGCGTACAGAACAATCATGTAACCTTTAATGAAGTGTATTTAAAGAATACACCAGAGGTTACTTTCTTATTACAAGAAATATTTAATAGATCAACACAAACTAAATCTAACTTTAAGTGGGGCAGGAATGTACATAAATAGAATGGCTTGTGTTCCAACAGAACTATTATACACTATGAATCTTATACAGAAACAAGAAAGCTATAGTGAAAAAATGATTCTTCATGTTAAGGAACGATGCTCTGAATATGTTATTATTTGTTGGGGCTATACAATAAATAAGTTTAATAACGATGTTCATGTATTAGATATTCCAGTGACAGAAGTGTTGCTCAATAAACTATTACATACTTATGAAATGAAGGCAGCCCATGATACTAAAACCAATTTTAAATTTAAAAGGAGTAGCCATGTCTGATAGAACTAGAGTTTTTGTTTACAAACGAAGCGATCAATTCTCAGTTGATGTAGTAGTCAACGAGCTAGCAGCATCTGTTGTGTTCAGTAATATTGTTACACCAGAGAACTCTCCGGCTGCTGTTAAAGAATTGTTTCTTGAGGAAGCAGAGAAGGCTGTGACTAAACAACTAGAGGGAGACAACTATGCTCAAGGGTCTTGAGTTAGAAAAGGAAAAAGAATATCCGTTAGATGCAAAGCCTGATGGCACGGTTATTCTACCTGTAAACCTTCAAGGTATCATGGAGTTTGGTTCTGCTTATCGTAGATTCAAATGGTTGTATCCTGAAACGTATAAGAAGTATGTGGCTGATTGTATTGAGGGTGTTGTATTTCCTGGCAGTGTTCGTATGTATAAAGAGAAAGGCCAGAACATTATCTTATTATACTATAAGCTATATGAAGTGGGTGACATGAAACAATTTGAAACACCAAGACTTGACACTCAGTTGTTAACTTGTATTCATAATTTGTTTCAGCTTGACATACCAGGAAACAAAGTGTATGCTCCACCTATCAGCTATGAGTTAACTATTCAAACCATCATCAAACAATTAGAAACACACAAAGATTTTAAATGGATTGTGTTGGGAGATTAATATGAAGTTAGTTATTGAAAACATTAAACAGTTTGGTGAACACAATAAAAATATTGTGAACAAACTTAAAGAATATATTGAACTAAGATTTAAGAATACTAATATTGTTTGCACTGAAATCATTGGTATGAATGTAGATCTTGAAGGACAAGAAGATACTCAACGCATACTGGTCGTTAAGGGTTTTGATAAAGAGAATAAGTTTCTTAAATCATCTAAGACTAATATGATTAAACTTAAAGAAGGAGACAGTCGTATTGCTAAGTTTGGTAAGGCAACATTAGATAGTCACCGACTAACAGAGAAACAGTATAACGAATTACTTAGAATATTTAATGAACACTTAGATAGCATTGGTATTGAATGTGATATATATTTACAAGAGTTCCAAGATGATCCTATGTCTATGACATACATCAGAAAAGATAATCAAGTTGTAATTAAAGAATGGTTGAAGCCAAAATCATTTACTGAGGAGAACGTATGATTAATATTAAGCACGAGATTGCTAGTAAAAATAAAGACGATAGCTTCTCAATCCATAGAAACATTGAGATCTTTAGTAAGCTTAATAAGATTAAAGCTTTAAGGAATAGAGATCGTATTGCTATTGAACATATGAAAGATGACATCAAGGGAATGCGAGATGAATTAAAATACAATCTGTATTCAATTAATCTATTAACATTTAAATCAAAGAACTTTATCTTTGAGTATCTGTTAGATGCAGATAGCTTAGATAGATTTAGACCACGCAAAGTAGATGAGAAGCCAATTGATTATTTAAAAGCTAGGTATAAAGAATTGATTCAGGCTAAGTCTGAACATCTTAAACAGATTAAAGAATACAGAGCTAAGACAAAACGATTAGACGAACAGAAGAAACAAACGCTCGGCTTTAATTATAGCATGACTGGTGGTGTGTTTAATAAACCAGGACAAGTCATTGCGCTACAGTCCGTAGAGAATCAGCTTAGTCGTATTGGCAAAGCCAAGGCTCCTAACAAAGAAAGCAAGAACAAGTATGTGGGTATTGAACTTGAGTTAGTTGCTAAGGTTAATCGTAATAAACTCAATGAGTTATTATGTAAAGCTTTCCTAGCTGGTTATGTTTATGTTAAACATGATGGTTCAATTACTATTGAGAATGATGGTGAGTATCCACATGAGATTACTGTTCTATGTAAAGAACAAGATGTTTCTAGTGTAGTCAATAGGTTGTGTGCTGTTCTTAATAGCAAAGAAGTCGGGGCTTATGTAAACAATAGTTGTGGTCTTCATGTTCACATTGATTGTCGCAATAGAAAACCTAATGATGTTTACAATAATGTAACAAGATGTTTACCCCTTCTTAAAAAGATGGTACCGCAGAATCGAATCAACTCGCAACATGCCACTAGATATTGTAAGATGAATCAAACTTCTTCATGGGATGATGCACAGAACAATGATAGATATATGGCAGTCAATGTTCAATCGTATAGAAATCTTAAGACGATTGAGATTCGTATGCACAGTGGTACAACTAACGCAGCTAAGATAATTAACTGGTGCAGCATCCTATGCGGCGCAGCTAATCATCCTACATTATTAGACAAAGATATCTCAACTGCTTATGAGTATACAGATGTCATTGGATGTAATGGTAAGTTGACTGGGTATATGTTGAAACGAATTGATTTGTTCACAGGTAAATTGTCTACGGCAATTGACACAAGAACAGATCATTTCTTTTATGACAATGTTGAAACAGCAGTATAAGAAAGGCATAACCGATGTGTAAAGTATTAATGATTCCGGCTATCAAAGAAGATAAGAGAAAAGAAACTGAAGACTTCATCTATGTTATGTCACAGATCATGACCAAGAATAACAATGATGGTCTTGGTTATGCAGCAATTGATGATGAAGGTAAGTTGTTTGGCGAGCGTTGGTTTGTAAACAACATGGCATTCAGAGACCCTAATGAATTTAAACGTACAGAGTTTCAAGCTCATCAGGATAGAGCTAGAAGTATTGTAGACAAATGGGGAGACGCTCTAAAGAAGATGCGCTTCGGTGCTTATGAACCGTTTGTGTTCACTGGTAATAAGGAAGATGTATACAATAACTTTGGAGAAGATCCTAAGTTAAGTAGAGCGCGAGCTATTACTTTGCATACACGCTATGCTACTTGTGAAAAGAACCTGACCAATGTTCATCCCTTTGTTGATCAAGACACCAGCGTTATTCATAACGGTGTGATTAGTAATCATAAAGAGTTTGATCTTAAGTTATCCACTTGTGATAGCGAGAGTATCCTTATCTCGTATCTTGATAACAATGTAAACAATGATCCGACTGGTGCATTTCATAATGAGAACGGTGTGAAAGAAATGGCCAATGCTTTAGATGGTTACTATGCAACGGGTATCTTTAGTAGAGATGTTGACGGCAATCGTATCCTTGATGTAGTCCAATGGAACAATCGTAACCTCAGTGTGTGTTACATCTATGATCTTGAGACTTATGTTATTGCTACTTCAGATCATGATATCAAGGAAGCTTGTAAAGAACTTGGCTACCTACACGATGGCACCATTGATTTGAATGAAGGGTTCTTAACTAGAATCAATCCTTTCAATGGCGAAGTAATGTTGCAGGTTAAGTTTGAAAAAGAAGTTAAGAAAGTAGAACATAAAACATACCCTGAATACAAACCATGGGAGCAATACTTTAAACAGAACGAAGAGAAAACTAAAGTGTTACCACATAGACATCACCAAAAAGTATCTAACATAGATCAAGCCACAATGAATATGCTTAGACTTAAGCCAACAATTAAAGAATTAAATGAGAGAGCAGTAGAAGAATTTAAAATGGCATCAGGATATTGGGAGTAAACAATGCACAAACTATTCATAGCTCCATACATCATGGGGTCTGAGTCAGCAAGGGATCTAGCAAGGTCCCTTTCTTGTTTCAGGATTGACGGTAGTAAGAAAGTATATGATGCTCATATTATTAATTGGGGCAGGAGTGACCTGCATATTAATGGTAGTAGAAATAGAATCATTAACTCACCACAAGCGGTGGGACTTGCTGCTAATAAGATTGAAACATTCAAGACACTGACTAGAGATGGTGTGCCTTGTGTTGACTGGACACTTGATAAAGAACAAGCAAGACAGTGGTTAGATGATGGACACATTGTCTATGCTCGCACTAACGTAAATGGTTCTAGTGGTGATGGCATTGTTATTGTAGGTCAAGATGATTTACATTTCCCATCAGCTAGGTTATATACAAAAGGATTTAATAAGACACATGAGTATAGAGTTCACGTTGCCTTTGGTAGTGTGATTGACTATAGTAAGAAGCGTAAGCGTAATGACATTGCAGTTAACCCATACATTAAGAACTTTGATAGTGGTTGGGTGTTCTGTCGTGATGGTGTGGCCTTACCTGAATCAGTATCAGATACTTGTATTGCGGCAATTGATTCCCTCGGTCTTGACTTCGGTGCGCTTGATGTGTTGTATAAAGAACGAGACAACCAAGTTAAAGTGTTGGAAGTAAACACAGCACCAGGTATTGAAGGCACCACACTTACTAAGTACACAGAAGCATTTAAGATTCATTGCCCACTAACTATTAACAGGAGACAATATGGACAAGATAGATTTAGTTTACGCAGATAAAGTTCCTATGTCTACTGACAATCATATAGGAATTGAGATTGAGTTTGTATCTAAGATGGACCCTGATACAATCTCCGACATGATTGTTGATCATGATTTGTATATGAACTGTACATTAAAAGAAGATGGTAGCATTGATGAGTACTTACCTTCATGCGGTTATAGTCCATGCGACTGCGGCGATCCTGAATGTACAGAGGTGATAAGCGATACTGATTGTGTCGGACATGAGCTAACTGTTTTGTGTACAGAAAAAGATCTAAGCTTTATTTTAAATAAAGTAAATAACTTACTTATCGATTGTGGTGCTGAGGTAAACAAGTCATGCGGACTTCATGTTCACATTGATTGCCGGTCCAGATCCTATAAGCAAGTCGTATCTAACTTCTTATCTAAACAAAAAGAAATGAGAAAGATGGTACCTGATGAAAGAAAAGTTAGCGGCTACTGCAAACCATTAACAAAGAAAGATCTGAAGATTAAAGATCAGACCTTGCTGTCTAGGTATAAAGATATTAATATCAGATCATATCCTAAACTTAAAACAATTGAGATTAGATTACATGAAGCAACGGTAAACACTAAAGACATTATGTCATGGTGTAAATATCTTATTGGTGTAGCTGATAAGAAGAGAGTGAGTAAACAATATGTCAACACCCGAATTAAAAAATGTTCTTAATTACATTAGAGAGAAAGGCAGTTGCACTGAGACAGAGATATGGAATCAGTTTGTTAAGTCAGACGCAATTGAAGAACGAACAAGAGTAATGAAACAATTAATAACACTAGAACAAAAAGGATTAATCAATTATGGAACAGATCAAAAAGGCTTTTCTTTTATTAACTATCACAACATTTCTTATCAGTAGTGGATGTGCTAGACACACAGATGCAACAACTTCACAAGAGGAAGCCGACACAATGGCAAGCCTTGCTGCTAGAGTGATGACATTAGAATCACAGATCGGTACACCAACTAGCGGACTTCAAGCTATGATTAATAGTAATACTGTACAGCTATTAGAATTACAGAGCAATCATAACGTAACAAGTTTGATTGATCCCTGCGGTGATGGACCAGGTTATGATGAGATCTTCCTTAGAACATCTACTGGTAAAATCATTGCTAGCTTTAGTGATAGCAGCTCGGGAACAAACACTAGGTTCGCTGAGTTAACTGCTGGCGGTCCTTATCAAACAACAGATGGTACTCATTGTACATTCAGTGTTGTTATGGGTAGTGGTGGACTAGAAGTTGTATCAACACCAGCAACCGTGGAGTACTAATGATCTTAGTTAAAGACATTGAGAAACTACAAGAACAATTAATTAAAGCAGAAGAACTTATCAATCGTATTGGTATGTTAAGTATGGGAGAGCTAGCATACACAGCAGAATTCACAGAGAAAGTTAACATGATGGTAAGAAAGTATTTAAAAACAGAGCAGACCTTTGAACAGTTTGCTCCTAGACTTAAAGGAAAATCAAATGAAACTAAATAAGAAAACATTAATTCTAAGTATGATTGATAAAAATTTAACCTCGCGTAAACTTGCAGAGCTAGCAGGCATTCCAGAATCGTCTGTGTCTAGAATCTTAAGACAGAAACACAGAGTCAATCCTTTAACAATTAAAAAATTAGCAACAGCTCTTAACGTAACCAGCGAACAACTTATTGAGGAATACTAGTATGTTAACAAAAATTTTTATCGGTGCAATTCTTGGTTGGGTTGCATATAGTATTAGTAATGACTGGGTATATTCATTGGCTTGTTGGTGGGGCTACGTTGTAGTATCATCAACACTAGATCATATGTATGTTGGTGCCAAATGATTAGATGGATTATAGGTGCAGGACTTATTGTCTTTGCTGTTATAAAGGCAGATGCTCAAGAACTTAGAGTATTAATGCTTGACTCAGGTGTACCAGAAAAGCTAGCAACCTATTCAACTATTACAGGATCAGAGCTGTCTCCTTATGTGTTTGCTAAACATAAACATTCAAGCGCTGTCTATCAAATGATTATCTCAGGAGAAGGGCAGACCCCATCCTGTTTAAACATGAGAGTAGACTGGTGTTCATGGTATACTAAATCTTTAGCTGACGGTAATAGATATATAAACTGTTTGAGCAAAGCTGTTGATGGTAACTACGATATTGTTAATCTATCATTGGTTGCTAACTATATGGACAGAAGAGAACGAGATCTTATAAGTAAGCTAAGAGAACGTAGCATTGTTGTAGCTGCTGCTGGCAATGAAGGATGTAGAGCTGGCTTATATAAATGCAACGCTTATCCTGCCGCCTATAGCAGAGGCCCAGCCGATAGTGTTATTGCTGTAGCTGCTACTGATATAACAGGTAAGGTGTTTGACTTCTCCAATAGAGATGATACCGGATTAACTGTTGACTTCTTAGGAGAAGGATATTATTATATGAACGGTGGATACAGTCACATGGTTGGTACTAGCATGGCTGCGGCAATGTATAGTAACAAACTAATTAAAGAAATGTGTCCTTCTAGAAAAGGAGCATGGGTTGGGAAAGAATAAAGATTTCTATAAGATGATGGATAGATCAGAAGCTGCTATTGCTAAAAGGCTTGCTGCTAATGGTAAGATAGGAAAGAAAGGTTTACCTCCAGACATTGAACTATTAGAGGATCGAATCATTCAACTAGAAAAAAGAGAGGAAGATTTACTAAATGAAATTAAACAACTTACTGAAGTTCTATATGAAGAAAAACGTAACAGTAAATACGCCACTGGTTTCAAACCATGGCCAACAGTTGATTTCGAAAGCTCTTCAGGAATATCAACTCAACCAAGTATTCGGGTTAGATGATTGTGAAGACTATGATTCATTGTGCTACTATATTGCAATGCTAGAAGAAGAATATCTTAAGGGGATTAAGTGACATCAATTATTATATACACATTATTTTTAGTGGGTAGTGTTTGGCTAACGTGTGCCTGTATCTATTATGTGTGGCAACGATTAGTATTTAAGCTAGACCACAATACATCCTACGATAGAATGATTGGGGTGTTTGATGAATAGTGAAGAGCTAGCTAAAGTATTATTAGAAAACAAACCCGAGCTTGTGTACATGATCAATCCGTATGTACATAAGTTTATCTATACTTATCCAGATAAAGATAATCTATTTAAAGAATCTGTTTACATCAAAGATCTTAAAGATTTTGTTAAGAAGCAATTGCTGGATAAGACTATTAAGATTATCAATTACACAGCTTCATACGAAGAACTATCAATCTTGTTTGAAGATAATAATATTGATAATATAATTAGGAAACAATATATGAGAGAGTTCTTATATAACTAGGAGAGACATGGCATATTTTATTTTAATTTGGATTGGTTATTTATTATACAGTTTATTTAATAGGAAGTAATATGATTAGATTTTTTTTAGGATTATGTTGTTTGACTATGCTCAACTTAACACTGAGTTTATTATTCAATGGTCATTACCTAGTATTGATCTGGTCATTCCTTTCCGGTTATTTCTATATTAGATTTTACAATAGGTTCTTACATGAATAAACAATTACTAGATGAGTCCATTAGTTACTACTATGATTACTTAGTACGGAAGCTGGCCACTAAACAGTCAAAGGATGAGTGCCGTGAAGCATTGGCTGGTGCGTATGTATCAATGCTTGGTAAAGATTTACAAGTAACAAATAAACAACACTGTTGTTCATTACTGTTTAAAGAATCTATGTTTATTCTTTATAGACGTAAGGATAGACAGATGTATTTTGAAGATATGGATGCAGTAGAGTGGGCTACTAATAGCACCGCTGAGAGTAGCGCCATAATTAAATCACAATTAAATTACATTAAAAAGAACGCAAGTAAAAACTTGTTAATTTATGCTGAGCTAGGTAAGTATACTACGGCAGCCAAAGTCCTTGGTGTTAATCCAATAACATTACGCCAACAACTCTATGTTGAGATGGCAGCTCTAAGAGATTCACTACCCTTTAAATTTATACATGATCCATCCAATAACTTCAGCTATTATAAGCAAGAAGATATTGACAAAGTATAACTGATGTGGTACATTAACCTTGGAAATTAACCAGGGAGAAGAATGAATAAAAGCAATCAATTGTTATCAGAGATTGTAGCATTTAGAACTTATGCTAAACACCTACCGCATCTAGGTAGAAGAGAATCATTATCTGAAACTATTAATCGTAATATGTGTATGCACCTTGACAGGTTCCCTAAGTTGTCAAGAGATATCATTAAAGCATATCAACAAGTACATGATCTTAAAGTGATGCCAAGCATGAGAGCTATGCAATTTAGCGGAGATGCTATCTTAAAGAATCACGCAAGACAATACAACTGTTCCTATACGCCAGTCAATGACATAAGAGTATTTGGTGAAATACTATTTCTTTTATTGTCAGGTGTCGGTGTTGGGTTCTCCGTTCAGAAACAACACACTAATCATTTACCAAAGATTACACAACCAAAAGAAGCTGGGTTCTTTGTAGCCCAAGATAGTATTATGGGATGGGCACAATGCGTTGATCTATTGTTTGATGCGTATATGCTTGGTCGAGTTAAGCCCCGATTTGATTTTGGGGATATCAGACCGAAAGGAAGTTACCTTGTTACAACAGGAGCAAAAGCCCCAGGACCAGAACCCCTTAAGAAAATGTTGGAGCTGGTTGAATCTAAACTTAAAGTTGCTATTGGCCGTAGGCTTTTACCTATTGAAGTCCATGACATTATCTGTATTATCTCTGACTCAGTATTGGCTGGAGGTATTAGGAGAGCGGCTCTTATTTCTTTATTCGATAGAGACGACAAAGCAATGCTTACCTGTAAGTCAGGAGAGTGGTGGAACACAGCACCATGGAGAGCAAGAGCAAATAACAGCGCAATCCTGCCAAGATCAGAAGTAACTAAGGAAGAATTTGATTACATCTTTTCTATGTGTAAAGATAGTGGAGCTGGTGAGCCTGGGTTTAGCTGGACATCAAACACTGACTGGGGCTACAATCCTTGTCACGAGATCGCCCTTAATCCTAATCAGTTCTGTAACCTTACTACAATTAATCAAACGGGTATAACATCCGAAAAGGATTTCTTTAACAGAGTCTATGCTGCTACTTTAATTGGAACACTGCAAGCATCATATACAGACTTTGATTATCTTCGTCCTATATGGAAAGAGACAACAGAGAGAGAGGCATTGCTTGGTGTTAGTTTTACAGGTATCGCTGATTCTAGTACTAGCGTGGATGCAGATCTACTCAATAAAGGTGCTGCTCTCTGCTTGGAAGTTAATGAGAAGTATGCCAAGCGATTGGGAATCAATGTTGCCGCTCGTACAACTACGATCAAGCCTGAAGGATCAAGTAGCTGCGTCCTTGGTTCTTCTAGTGGTATACATGCTCGTCATGCTGAGTATTATATTCGCCGTGTTAGGATGAATAAGGATGACGCTCTTGCTGTATATTTAAAGAACGCTATCCCTGATTTAGTTGAGGATGATGTGTTCTCATCTAGTGGTGTAGTTGTTTCTATTCCACAAGAGAGTCCATTTGGTGCTCACACTAGACACACTGAAACAGCAGAGAGTTTATTTAAAAGATCAATGCTATATAATAAGAACTGGGTTGCACCAGGATATAGAGATGGTGACAATCAACACAATGTATCTGCAACTATTAGTGTTAAAGATAATGAATGGGATTCATTACGTGAACTAATGTGGAAGAACAGAAAAGACTACGCTGGTATTTCATTACTACCATTTGATGGTGGTAATTATAAGCAAGCACCGTTTGAAGATTGCACTAAAGAAACTTATGAGGAAATGACTAAGCTTGTTAAAGAGATTGATCTGAAACAAGTTAGAGAATCTGATGATAAGACTGAACGAGTAGAACAAATTGCCTGCGGGCCAGGCGGATGTGAGATAACATGAAGGTAAAAGATTTTATTACACTATTACAGACACTGCCTCAGGATGATGAGCTATTATTTGAGGGGCACTACGACGAAATCCTAGGAGATCAGTATCACGGCGACATGCCGTCTATAAGTTATCAAAATGTGTACGTTAGTAAATCTAAGACAGGTGACCTTTCGTATCAAAGTGATATTTCTAACTACAGAACTGGTGATGTAAAACAAATGCTCGTTTTAAGCTACACAAATGATGAACCATGCTTGTATCTAGTCAAACATACTGAAGATGAAGTGTAATATATGCGATCCGGCAAGAGATTCGCTTTCCAGCAGGAGCTTTCGTGACAAGAAAACAGAAACTACAAAAGAAAAACTGGGCAGCCAAGGGTAATGAACGACATTACGACTACCCGTACAAGAAAATCTACGGTATTCTAGTAAGATCTGCAAAGAAACGTGGCATCCCATGTAACATTACATACAAACAGTATGTTAAGTTGACAGAAACTAAGAACTGCCATTACTGTGGTGATGAATTGTTATGGGAAAAGCACGGAGAGTCGGCTTCACGTACTAATGTAGATAGAAAGAACAATAATTTAGGATACAGTGTAAAGAATTGTATCCCAAGTTGTCCTAGATGTAATCAATCAAAGAACATTCACTTTACATATCCTGAATGGTATGCTATGACTGAAGTATTAAGGAATAAAAAAAATGAGTGAGCCAAGAAAATATAGGGAGTTTTGGATTGCAGACACTACTCGCTATGGCCATGTGAGCGACAACTGGAGTCCCATTTGCGGAGAAGACCCAAAAGACAGCGTTGGATATGAAGGAAATACTTTGCACGTCGTCGAAATCTCAGCACTCCATGAAGCCGAGCAAAAGATTGATGAGCTTGAGATTCAAGTCCACGACTTAAAAAACACCAGTCCAGTAGAGGCTTTAAGGGCATTGCGTGAAGTTGATAAAATGAAATTAGATAGAGCCAATAAAATGCTTGAGTATCTGGCGCGGTCTTTAGAGGATACAAAACAATATGTAAATGAAAACACTGAGTACACAATTAACCAAGCTCTTAAATACTATGAAGAATGGAAATCAAATGGGAAAAATTAAAGAACATTTATTAACACTAGATGATTTACATGAACAAGCAGAGGGTGATCTTGAGCGAGTGCTATTTCATAATCAACAACTAAGAGATCGAATTAAAAGTTTAGAACTTGAGCTTGATGAATATAGAAACGCTGTTGGCTGGGCATTAAACCAGGAGACGCATTTGAATATGCGTAATTGTCTTTTAAAAGTTTGGAATAAATGAAAAGCATTAAAGGTAAGAACGTAATTATTATATCAGGAGACTACAAGGGAGCCAAAGGTTATGTGACAACAGACTTTGGTAATATAGTAATTGTTCAACCTAATGAACTTAATATAGATCGCAAGCCTTTCTTAAGGAAAGAAGTTAAAGTAATTAAACCTTGACAAATATAAATAATATGGTATAAGTATTAATGGAGGACCGTGGCAAATAAACTATCGCATTCAGCTATTGGTCGATACAAGATGTGCGGGGAGAACTATCGCCTACACTATCAGGAACGTATTAGACCTAATGCCACGACAGGCCCATTAATATTTGGAGCTGCTCTTGATAACGCTCTTAACGTTCTATTAACAGATCCTAACGGATCAGCGGAGCAAGTCTTTGAACAATACTTTACAACACAAAAGATCAACGGTAAAGACATCCATCTTCCAACGTCTACACAAATTATATATCACAAAGCGGATTACGATGCAGATCTCATTACTGAGATTGATGTTAAGATCCTTGAAGACTATGCTAAGGAAAGCGGGCTACCCGGATATACAGATCACCTATCAGCTATCAAAGAAATAAGAAAGAAGAAACAACTAACAGAACTAGAACAAAGCTATCTTAATTTTACTACATGGTTATGTATGTTTAATAAAGGTAAGCTAATGATTAAAGCTTACAAGGATAAGGTGCTACCCCACTTAACCGTGGTTCATGAAGTACAGCGAGAATTCTCCTTGACAAATGGATCAGGAGATAGTATTATAGGTCTGGTCGATCTGATTGCTGATGTTGAAGGACACGGCACAGTTATCCTAGATAACAAGACAGCGGGTAGACCATACGATAGAGCTAGCGCTAAGAATAGCGAACAACTAGGACTTTACCTACATGTCTTAGAAGAAGAATATAAGACTCGTAAAGTAGGATACATTGTTCTATTAAAGAATGTAATTAAGAACAAGGTTAAGATTTGTACTAAGTGTGGATACAATGGATCTGATACTTCACATAGTACTTGTTCTAACATGATTGATGGTGAACGATGCCATGGTGAGTACCATGTAACTATGTCCCCTGAGATTGGCGTTCAGATTATAGTAGATGATATGGCTGAAGATATTGAAGCCACGGTAATTGCGGAAGCAGATGTAGTAAACACAATGATTAATGATAAACAATTTAATAAAAATACAGAGTGTTGTGAGAAATGGTACGGCAGTCGGTGCCCGTACTTCGATCTATGTCACAATCAAAGCATGAAAGGCTTGGTTAAACTATGAGTATGTTCTTCGATCTTAAAAAGAATAAAGGTAAGAATCGTAATAAGCCCAAGGAAGAGGTTGTTGAGTTATCCACAGCAGATCCTGAGATCCTTGCTGAAGAGGACGTGGCTGCCCTATTAGACAGTTTAAATGATGAACCAGAAGCAATGGTTATCTTACCAACAAGTTCAGCGCAAGCCCCGGTAGTTATTAAGTCTGAAGATGTAAAAATTGTAGATTCGGGTAAGACATTTAAAGCCTATGGTCTTTGTCATAGTGATAAAGATAAAAAGGTTATGTTGATTTCTATTGACTATAATCCAGAAACAGGATATAGTAAGGTCGTATCAGTTGAGCCATATACTGATAATGTACCAACAGCATTAAGTAAATTAAACAGAGTAATAAGTTTACGACTATTAAAAAAAGAAGAGGTATACTAGTGATTAAATCAGACAGCCTAGCTAAGTTAGCACCAGCACTATTGAAAGCACAGAAGTCAATGGGTGTTGCATTAAAAGATTCTAAGAATCCATTCTTTAAATCTAAGTACGCAGATCTTAATTCTATTATTGATGCAGCTATCCCTGCCTTGAATGAACAAGGTATTGCTGTATTGCAATCACCATCAATGGCATATAGTGATCATGGTAAAGTTGTTTCAACTATTGAAACAGTTTTATTACACGAGTCAGGTGAATACATTGCCGGTATTTCTGAAGTGGTAGCAGCTAAAGCTAATGATCCACAAGCCGCAGGATCAGCTACTACATACGCTAGACGTTATGGATTACAAGCTATGGTTACACTTAAAGCTGAAGACGATGATGGTGAAGCAGCAATGGGAAGAAAGTCTGATGGCCCTAAGCCTGCATACTTGGCTAAACCTGATGTTCCCGCTAAAGTATTCGGAGGTGAACCAGCACAAGCCAAAGCTACCTTTTCTAAAAAAGCTATTGTTAAACCAACAGAGGATGATATCTAATGGAATTACCGGAAGAAACAATCAATGCTATTGAAGCTGGAATAGAACCTAAACCAAAGTCTACAGATCCTATGGACAGTGATGAAGTAGCAATTGCCGCAGGTCACTACGGTAATATGTGTAAATCAATTAAAGGCTATGCCCGTGCCATGGGTGGCAAAGGTCTTGCCCGCGTAATGGTTGCTCTTGCTGAGTTTCCTTATGCGCAAGACTACCCTAAATTTAGATCAGATGCTGAGCAGAAGTTATTCACTTACATGCTTAGTATTCAATCAGCTAAAGCCGTCATTGCTGAGGCGCTTAAGCCAAGCATGGCGGCTCTCCAACAACAAGCAGAAGATGGTATTGTAAAAGAAGAAATGACAAAACAACAAGGAGAATCGACAGATGGCAACGTGGACTAAAGTAGGAACTTTGCGTAAAAGCAAAGCCGGTGGTTTATATATTAAAGTAGAAGGTGATGTATCTCTTAAAAAAGATTCGTCTCTATCACTACAGGACCCGCGAAAGAAGCTCGATGCTTCAGTAGCTGCTGGTCGTATGACGGCTGATGAAGCTGAAGGACGTAAAGCAAAAGTTCCTGAATATATCAAATACGAAATTTATTCAGTAGAAGATTAAATAATTGGGGAAGCTGTCTGGAAACAGACCCTGGACTAGGATTGTCCAACTCATGCCTTCCCCTCCAAGCCGCGCCTCAGGGCTTTGTTCTGGGGCTTTTTCTTAGAGGGAGAAATGAAATGGCCGTTGAGTATGTTCGTTTATCTGAAGGTTTAAATTCATACGAGTTAGTTCCTTCAACTGATAATATCTTTAATCGTATTAAATCTTTTGAAAAAGATTATTACGTATCTATTTTTAGATACAATGAAGAACAATTTAAATATTGGAAAGAAAATAAAACAGTAAGCGGTATTAAAGATGTTGTTACTAATAAACTATTTTTTGATTTCGATAATGAAAAGAACCCGGAAGCCGCTAGACAAGATGCTATCACTCTTGTATCTAGACTACTAAAGACTGGGATTCCTGAGAATACAATTCAAGTTGCCTTTAGTGGTAACAAAGGGTTTAGCGTTGAGGTTGCAACAACTGACGTTATGTCTCAAGAACAATTTAAGAATACAACATTTGCTTTAGCTTCTGACTTAGAAACATTTGACACAGTGGTTAACGACCCTCAGCGAATTGTTCGTGTGGTAGGAACTAAGCACAACAAATCTAAATTATATAAATTACCAATGACAGTAAGTCAATTATCTGAATTGGACATTCCAACAATTAAATCAATGGCATCAGACTTTAGTAATGTTGATGAGGATATTGTTAATAGCTGGAAAGAAGTAGAGCTTCCGTCATCAATTAAAGAGCTACAGTATACAAAGAAAGAAGAACCAGTTGAACCATCAGGTCAGACTGAAGAGGTCGATCTACGTCTTAAACCTAAGTGGATGACTGAAGCTAAGTTTGCTTTACAACAGGGTATGTTTAATGACGGTGAACGTAATGAAGCCTGTATGATTCTTGCATCTACGTATAAGAACCAGGGCTTCCCAAAAGAGATCACATACAGAATCCTAAAAGGAACTCTTGAACTAAGAGCTAACCGCTTAGGACATAAGGACTACGACAAGAAAGAATTATGGTCTACGGTAATTGAACTAGTGTATAGTCCTCATTGGAAAGGTGGAATGTATTCATATGAAACAACCCCACTATTACAAAAGGTAACTAAACGTCTAGGTCTTAAACCACCTAAGGACGAAGAACAACCATTAGTCACTCTAGATAAAGTAACAGATCTATTTAAACGGTTTGCTTTAGACATTGATAAGAATACAATTAAACTTGGTATTCCAATGATTGACAATAATATTAAAGTAACCACGTCGATGCTCGTTGGTGTCCTTGCTGCACCTAGTGCGGGTAAGACCACGGTGAGTTTGAATATTCTTAATGCTGCATCCAAGTCTGGTATCAAGTCTGCGTTCTATTCTTTGGATATGGGTGCCCCACTTGTATACCAACGATTGATCCAGAGACATACTGGATATCAAGGTAAGCACATCTTTGATCTATATAAAACCGGATCGGCTGACATTAAAAAGTTTGAACAAACATTAGAAACTGAATATGCTAATGTTAAATTTTGTTTTAAGTCTGGTATTAGTGTTGAGGATATGCGAGAGTTTGTAATCAAAGAACAAGAGAAGTCTGGAGATAAGATCCGATTGCTTGTTGTAGATTATCTTGAATGTATCCAAGGTACATTCTCTGACGCTACTGCTAATACAGCAATGATTGCGCAGAAGCTTAAGGATCTAGCCAATGAACTTGAGTTATGTATCATTCTATTACTTCAGCCTCAGAAACACGCAGGAGACCCGTCCGCTGAGCTTTTAAGTTACAGACAGATCAAAGGTTCATCTGCTATTGAACAAGCAGCTAGTGTTATCTTTACCCTATGGAGACCAGGCTTCTCAGCTAAGAATCCTCAGGATGATAAGTTTATTACTTTTGCTGTAGTTAAGAATCGTATGGGATCACTTGCTTCATTTGATTTCTCATGGGATGGGCTCACTGGTAATATTGATGAGCTTGGCGATGAAGAGGCCGAGGAGTTAGACAAACTTAGAAAAAGGAGAGCCCTTGAAAAAGCGCAAGCGGACGGCGGAATCTAAGCTATTAAAAACTTTTAAGAATAGATTTGTTACAATTAGTATTAAAGATGTAAAGATTCGTAGCGCAAGGGGCTCGTTATCTAATACGGCTTTTGTTGGTTATTTAGTTGACGAGGACAAAGAAAACCTGTATCTTAGTCAAGAAGAGGATGGCAAGATCTACGCTGCTATTCCTAAAGAACAAAACGCGGGCATCACTGCAACTGACGAGATTGCTTTTCTTATGGAAAACATTGATGTACCGGATGATCAAGGAATTCAATAATGTCTTTTGTTGTAAATACAAATGAATCTTTTCAGGATGTGCTGTCTTGTTTACAGGACGGCATGAGCTTCAAACATTTAAAAGATAACGTATATAAGATTGGCCAGACTGATCTTGAGTTTACAAAAGAATACAAAGATCAACTTGATCTACACGACATTATCAATGGTAAGAATAAAGAAAACAATATTGTAAACATATCAGTTGATTCTGAATATAGTAAAGTATATGTATTCAAAGAAATTGATGGTAAGGTAACTCATGATGCGTTGCCTTATCGCCATTGGTTACTAGCTAAGAATAAACCTAATGATTCATTTAAAGAACTAAGTGGCAGTCAGCCATTTAAATATTATAAAGATTACGATTCATTTGAATTTCTTACTGCGGTTAAAGCTAAGACCTATGGTCCTAATTATTTTACCATTCAACACCAAGCTGAAAACTTTATGATTAGAAATGGTCATACATATTATAAAGGAATGAAGAGTTCAGATGTATCTATGCTATCATTTGACATTGAGACAACTGGACTAAGTGCTCATACATCATCATTACTTCTTATTACTAACTGTTTTAGGAAACAGGGTGAGTATACAAATAAGACTTTTTCTATTGCAGATTACTTAGATGAAGCTGATATGATTGATGCTTGGGTGGGTTGGGTTAATCAAATGAATCCATCGATTTTAATTGGCCATAACATTGTAATGTTTGATATTCCATTTATTGCAACTAGATATGAACTAACGACATCTGGAGAGAAGCTTAGACTTGGTAGATTAAACACCGAGCTTGAGATTGAAAGCCGGGCTAGAGAGCTACGCAAAGATGGAAGCCAAACTTATACATACCATCGTATTAATTGTTTTGGTCGTGAGATTGTAGACACATTCTTTTTATCAATCAAAGCAGATATTGCCCGCAAGTATGAATCATATGGTCTTAAGTCCATAATCAAACAGGAGGGCCTAGAAGAAGAAGGACGCGAGTTCTACGATGCTAGCAAAATTGGAGCTAACTGGCACATACCAGAAGAAAGAACTAAGATCATAGCTTACGCAGAAGCAGATAGCCGTGACCCGATTAAGCTGTTTGATCTTATGTCGGCGCCATTCTTTTATCTTACTCCACACATTCCTAAGCCATTTCAAATCATGATTGAATCAGCAACAGGTTCACAGATCAACGCATTGATGGTTAGGTCATACCTACAAAAAGATATGAGCGTTGCCCAAGGTTCTGACTCAGTTGAGTTCGAGGGTGCCATATCATTTGGGAATACAGGAATCTATGACAATGTATTTAAAGTTGACGTAAGCTCGCTATACCCTAGTGTAATGAGAGTATATAATATTTATCCTGAAGGTAAGGATTATAATAATCATTTCTTAAAGATGCTTGAATACTTTACCGTTGAACGATTAAAGAATAAGAAGCTTGCCAAAGATACCGGTGATAGATTTTATGATGACCTACAGAATGCACAAAAGGTTGTAATCAATTCTGCCTATGGATTTATGGGAGCCAGAGGACTAAACTATAATCATCCTAAAGGCGCCGCTGACGTAACTCGATATGGAAGAGAAGTAGTTACTAAAGCCTGTGTCTGGGCAACAGGACATACATTAAAGAAAGCAGTTAAAAAGATTGTCAATGAAGGCAAAGAGAATGAAGAGATTGAATACCATTGGGTCATGGGAGATAAGGTTGCCGAAGGTAAAGGATACATTATATCCAACTGCGATACAGATTCCATTTCGTTCACTTGTGGTAAGGATCTTACTAAAGATGACCGGGCCAGCATCCTCACAGATCTTAACAGTAATTTCCCAAAGGGGATTAAGTTTGATGACGATGGTTACTATCCTCGCATTGTTATTCTTAAGGCTAAGAACTACATTCTTTTTGATGGCACTAAGATTAAGCTTAAAGGTAGCTCCATTAAAGATCAAAAGAAAGAGCCAGCTTTAAAAGAGATGATGGATAAAATGATTCATTGTCTTGTATTTAATACTGCAGATAATGTAGTTAACATTTATAAAGAATATATTAAAGAAGCGTATAAGCCAACAGACATTAAAAGATGGGCAGCCAAGAAGACAATTACAAAAGCCATCCTTAACTGCGCTAAAGACCCTGAGGCAAGACTTAATGAACGTAAGGTATACGAAGCTGTTAAAGCATTACCCGGCCTTCAGGAGGGTGATAAGGTTTATCTATATCCATGTATCGTATCTTCTAGTACAGAGACTACAACTCTTAAGAATGGCAAGATTAAAGAAAAGGTTAGTAAGGTTGTTGGCTTAAAAAATGTTTCTGATTGGACTCAAGATGAAGATAACAGTAAGCTAATAGAACGTGTTGTGGATACTGTTGATATATTTTCTAACATTATAGATACAGATAGCTTTATTAATTATAGTCAGGCTAAAAATAAAAATAGCTTGACAGAACTAGTTTCTTAGTATAAAACAAAAGGTGGAGGCATAATGTCTTATTATCAATTCTGTAAAATTTTACGTGACAATGGCTGGCAATCTATTAAATTATATAATAGCAATGAGACCTGGCATAAAGATGGTAACACAAAACAAATTAGTGTTACTGATGTTATGTCTAAAAGTCTATTAGAAGGCTTTGTTAATTATGTCTAAAAAAGAATTACTTAAAAAGGGTAAGACCTTTATTGTTGCTAATGGTAGGTACCCAACTAACCCTGAGCTTATTGCTATGGGTATGGCCAGAACTACAATGAGAGATCAGTTTGGTAATCTTGCTGGTTACCTAGATGAATTATATAAAGAATCTAGAAACCTCATCTTTGATTTGAATAAAGAAAATATTAAAGATATTAGTACTAAGAAGAATAAAACATTTATCATTACTACTGCGGTTACTGGAGATAAGGTTGAGCCTAAGGCGCTAGCATCTATTAATACTTTCTGTAAGAAGTTTAATGCTAAGCTTATTGTTCATGTAGCTAAAGGAAAGAAAGCCTTAGGTCAAACACTGGACCCTGCTTTACGTAACTATGATATCTGTCTTAAAGAGATTAACCTAAATACAAATGTAAAACTTATTCCTGTGTTTCAATCTAGCGGTAAGTCAGACCCGGCTTCAGGGGGCTTACCTCGTACTGGCAAAAGAGATAGTAGTATTATTGTTGCATCTCCTAAGCAACGTCTATTATATACAGCTACTGGTATTGATAAGCTTCCTCATGCCATTATGGGTACTGGTGCTATCACTAGACCAGCATATGAACGAACTGCTATCAGTGGTTACATGGCAGAGTATGATCATGTAATGGGTGCGGTAATCGTTGAGATTAAAAATGATGAGATCTTCCACTTCAGACAAGTACAATTTGATGAGCACGGGGGATTCGTAGATCTAGGAACTTATGTTCGTGGTAATAAAATTACTAAGATGAAACCTAGTGCTATGGTACTCGGTGATTGGCATAGTGGTAAGTGCATGGCTTCTGTTGTTAATGCGTCTAAAACTATTACAACACAGCTAGGAATCCCTCGTTGGATTTTACATGATATTTTTGATGGTGGTAGCGTTAGTCATCACAATGAAGGTAAGCTATTACTTCTAGCAATGAAAGCTGGAAAGCAAGAACTAAACTTAGACATGGAGTTAAACAACTTAACTCAAGATTTAAAATGGATGACTACATTCTTAAAAGAAATTGTTATTGTTAAATCAAATCATGATGAGCATCTGGAAAGATATCTAGATGAAGGTAGATTTATGAAAGACCCGGCTAACACAGAACTATCTATTACATTAGCTGGCGCTATGTTAAAAGGTAATAGCCCGGTTCAATACTACGTAGAGCAAGGACTTAAATCAGATAAACTAATTTGGCTTAAGAGAGATGAGTCATATATGATTGCTGGTATTGAGTGCGGCGCTCATGGTGACAAAGGAGCCAACGGCTCTAAGGGTAGCATTGGTTCATTAGAGAAAGCATTCGGCGATTGTGTATTCGGTCACGCTCACACTCCACAGATCCTAAGAGGTGCTTGGTGTGTAGGTACTACTACAGACACACATGCGGACTACGGAGCAGGACCTAGCAGTTGGATGAATACCCATTGCTTGGTATATCCAAATGGATCTAGACAAATGATTAATTTTATTCAAGGTGAATTTACAATTAGGGATTTATGAGTTATCTACAGGATGACCTTAAGAAGTTAATCAAGTATGCTCAAGGCTTGGGACTCAGGGTTGTGATTAAAGATTATGATGGATCAGGTGATGGTGCTGGCTGGACAACAGATGGCACTGAGATTACATTGTTTAAATGGAAGAATCAAACTGTAACGCGAATGATCCTTAATCTACTACATGAACTTGGACATCATATGTCTTGGGTATATTCTGGTAGAGCTAAAGATAAAAAGATAGAGACGGCTCTTGATCTGGAAGATCAAAGAAAAAGTAAACATTCGCCAGTTATTCCTAAGAGATACCGTAAGCTTATATATGAATCTGAAGTAAAGGATGCTGAATACAGAGAGCAGATTGCTTTAGAAGTAGGATTACGCATACCAACTTGGAAAGTAAAAGCAGATAAAGACCTTGACATTTGGTTATATAAGATGTACTATGACACTGGAAATACTCCAACCATGAAAGACTCTAGTGCTAAATACAAAGAACTAAAGGATAAATACCGTGGATAAAGCTATTCAATTTAAATTAACTTTTCTTGATGGTAGTGATGTAATTTGGACTTCTAATTCATCAGTATTACAATACGCAATTGCCGATCTTATTTCAAAGAAGTTCTATAATGTTGATGATATTCATTACAACGCCAATCATTTGTTTAGCTGGGAAGTAGTTAAATAATGCCTAAGCGCAAAGAGCGAGATGGTATTGAATTTTGGAGAGGTAAAGTTCGTGAGCTTCAAAAAGAAAACATTGCATTAAAGAAACAAGTTCGTCAATTACAAAAGACAGAACATCTTTATGAGGATGTTATATTAGGAAACAAAGATGCTGCGTTTGAAGAAAAGGTTTATGAACCTCATTGTATTCATTGTGGCAAAGGTAGAATTAAAACATTAAACATACTGGATAGAATATTTCAGGAATGTGACGTCTGTGACTACAGGAAGAAAATTGGTGGACCATGAAAGCATTTAATAAAAGAGCCTTTGTCCTGTCAGGACTTAGACGTATGAGCTACCGATGGCCGTCCAGATACCTAGCACAGAAAGCGGCTAAGGTTGAACGAGGCTTATACTTTTGTAATATATGTGGTTGCATTGATAAGAAAAAGAACTTTCAATTAGACCACGTTATTCCTGTCATACCTATTGAAGGGTTTGGAGATGGAGTATCTTGGGACTGGAACCAGGTTGTAGAAAGAATGATGCCTGATGAGATCTCAGGTTACCAAATGCTTTGCAAGGGCTGTCATCAAATCAAAACTAAAGAAGAGAATCTTAAACGAGTAGACGTACGTAGAGCCCGTAAAAAAGAAAATGCTTGACATTTGGCCTGATTCTTGCTATACATATCATGAGGTGTGTATGGAATCTATTCTTGCTAAACTAAGAGCCTGGGCTGATCGTGGTGTCAGTATGCCTATCATACGTGACCCAGTTACTGACATGCCTTCTATTACTCTTACATTCCCCTATATTGCATTCGCATTAGCAGTCCATGCAGTTATCCAGTTACTAGGAGTTAATACTCTCTACGGTACTGTAGCTGCGTTATTGCTGTGGCTTATGGCTACAATCCTATATTTAATTAGAAAACTAAATAAAGTCAAACTTGACGTTGATGATCAAAGCTTAGAGCTAGAAGGTGGTGACAGTGAACAAAAGTCTTAAATCTCTATTAGTACTTATTGCTATTGGGGCTGCAGGGTATGGCGTAGGCCGTTACTTACAGCCAGCTAAAATTGTTGAAGTTGAAAAGGTTGTGGAAAAAGAACGTAAGAGTGTTGAGACTGTTGTGAAGGAAATCATTAGACCAGACGGTACTAAAGAAACACAGACGACTAAAAAAGAAGTAACTAATAAAGAACGTGATACAGATAAAAGTAAAACAATTGAAGCATCTAAGCCTCAATACTTTATTGTTGCTGGCTATGGTCTAACTCAAAATGCTTATACACTTAATGCTAACAGACGAATTTTAGGTAATATCTATGCTGGTGTCTATGGTACATATAGCGAATTATCTAAGGTCAATGCGGGGCTTACAGTAGGATATGAGTTCTGATAAGTCAGTAAGTGATTTACTACAGATATTAAATGATTCTTCTCCTCATGCTGATCACGTCACTGAGGTTGAAAGATTCATTGCCGATATGCAGATAGAACATTCTGATACAGAGAAGGTTCATGCATCAGTTATCTATTGGTTTTATATGAAATGGAAAGCATCTGGTGGTGGTGAAGAAGGGATTCTTTTAAATCGGTGGAGATTCTTTACCAAGTTTATTAAGTACTTTCAGAGGGGAAGACACAGGAGTGTGTTTTATAAAATAAAGAAAGAGAAGTTTTTAGTTAGTAGAGCAGAGAAGAAACTAATTAAAGCTGATTTTAAATCTGAAAGGAAACGAGCCAAGTGGCGAAACGCACAAAGAAAACAAAGAGCACGATTAAAGCTAAGAAAAAAAGAGATCTTAGAAAATACCCAGGACTAGATAAGACCTTATTCTCTAAGATTAAACAAGAGTATCATGACATTGATTATGCTCATAAACTAAATGACAATGAAAAGAAATGGCTAAGCCAATTCATGGAAGAAGACTTAGGGGCACAACTTAATCCTGATACACTAAAGAGTAAGTATAATCGTAAGGCTCTTAATAAAACAAAGACTCAACGTAAGGGATGCTTTGATAGAAACAATCACAGGAATGTAGATATATACGGGGTTGGCCGGGCTACTGGTAGACTAGCGGATATAAAAGCGCCAGCAATTGAATCTTACCTAGAAGAGCAAGATCAAGAAAGCTACGAAGACTATCTTATTAAAAAGATAGACAGATCTAAATAAGACCCATTTCTCTTAGGAAAGTTGCAACAGCAGCAATTCCGATAATAACTCGGATTGTCCAATTGATCCTATTGTCAGAAGTTTCTACTCTAACAACTCGATCTTGTAGTAACTTAACTTGTTCATCAGTCATGTCACTGCGTTTAATATGATGAGCAATATCACTGGTGTTTTGTGCCATAGTGATTTTAACTTCAGTCATATCTTCCTGAACTTTATCAAGCTTACTTTCGAATCTTTCCATTATCTCATTGAGCTTCATCATCTGACTCCAATAATTGTCTGAAGGCTGGTTGCTGCATAAGTGTAAACATAACAGCTTTTCGTTTAGCTGCTGGTTGATCTATAATATTTCTAATGACTGGAGCAAACTTACTGTTCTTGCTTTCCAATTTCATTGCCAATTTATTTAATTGATCAGGCACCATATCATAAAGGGCTCTGCCCATTTCAGGCAATCTAGTTTTATCAAATACAGCAGAGGCTTTACCAGCACCAGATGCTAAGTATAAAGACTTACCTCTAGCGTTAAATGGTAATAGAATATGATTTTTTACATCAGTAGCTAAGAAAGACTCAGACTGAGCTGACTTCATTAAGTATTCTTTTTTAGATAAATCCATAAGCTTAGCGGTTACTTGCTCAATTTTATCAGCGTCAACTATTCCTTTATTTGCTAACTCAAGAGCAATGCCCTTAGCAGTTTCAATACGTCTACCCTGATTAGTATCTGGATCTTTAGCCATACGTAAGAACATATCTTTAATCTTTTCAGCAGCAGTAATCTGTGCTTTCTTTAGATCATCACCTTGAATACCACCATGATCAATACCAATTTGAGCTTTGATATCACCAAGGCTTGATCGTAGTCCATTAAGTTCAGATTGAACCACTGGGTCCATTGCATTCTCTTTAGCAAGACCTTTCATAGTTAATCCTGTGTCAGCAAGAACAGCATTCTTTCTTGTTGAATCATTCCCCATATTAAATAGATCAAAAATATCTTGACCTTTTTTAGCTACTTCTTTTAAAGTATCGGGATCAAGCTCTGGTCTACCAATAACTTCTTCTGTTCCTGTCGTAACACCAGGTTTAATCTGTTCCGCTTTAATTTGAGTTTTACCCGTAGGAGTAACAACCTCACTCTTAACGTATTTCTGCCCAGTGATAGGATCAATTTCTTGACCAATTTTAGGGTTGTACCCTTTGTCATAAGTACTTTTTATTTTATTAAATATCTCTTCTTCTAGTTCTAATTTATTTCTAGAAGGGTCACTGTCAACAATATCTTGAGCATATTTGGAAGCAAGGTTTCTAATAGTAGCATCAGACTCTACCTTACCTTTACCAAGTTTATCTTGTAATTTTTGAGTAGCATTATTAATACCATCTAAATCATTAACAACAGATGTCTCTTTATTGCTTACTTGACCAACAGCATTAAGATATTCTTCAATCTCAGCTCTACCTCTGTCATAATTTTTATCACGAACTTTAACATTATCTAATGCTTTAGTTACTTGGTCTCTGAATTCTTTAAAGTTTAAACTCTTACCTTGCGCAGCGGCTTCTTTATACGCAGCATCGTATCGTTCACTAACAGCTTTTCCTAGATCAGTAGTCATCATAGGAATGTATTCATTTTTAATTGTATTGAATAATCCCTCAGTTGTCTGAGTTAGATTTTGAGGAGTGTTGAAATTAGGATCAGCTTTTGCGTAGCTAAACATGTCAGTAAGATCTTTACCGTACTTAGATCCTGTCCAGAAATCTTTAGTTTTACTAAGACCTTTACCAATAGCACCCATTCCGGCACCCATTACACCACCGATACCAGCACCCTCAAGCGTATCTACACCAGCGTCCTTAACTTTACCTAGGTCAGTAGGGTCAGTTAGATCTGCTTCAGAAGTACCAAGACCAAATAGTCCGCCAGCAATAGCACCTTGTTTAGCTAGGGCAGCAACACCAGTAGCGCTTCCTGCACCAGGAACTGGGACAGCTAAGCCACCGGCTAGATTACCAGCAAGGTATGTAAGAGGATTTTCTTCTTCGGCTTGTTTGTAATTAGATCTTGATTCATCTCTGTGTTTTTTATAGTTATCAACCATTGATGTATCGCCACCAAGTAAATCCATAAAAGATTCACCACCTCCGGTAAGCTCATCAGCAAAGCCAAAGGTTGCCCCCTGCGCTGCGCCACGTAGCCCAGATTCGGTTTTAGATATTGGTTCAATCTCTGGCTCAGTTTCTTTAACGGGCTCAGCCTTAGGCGTGCTAGGGCCTGAGTGAAGGGCTTTAAGTTCCTCATCTGATAATGCAGAATAATCAATAGGCTCACCATTGTGTAGAGCTTTTAATGTAGCATCAGATAATTTACTATAATCCATTATAATCCTCGTCTTTTTAACTCAGCAGCAACCGCATCTTTATCAACGTTCTTTTCGATATTAGATGTTGGGTTAGATTCAAATATATTCTCAGGCAATCCTTGTTGCATTAACATTAGTTTCCAAGCTTCAGGTTGTTTCTTGGCAAGATCAGCATACGATGAAAGCATTTTTTGTGCTTCTCGTTTGATTTGGGTATCAGCTAAAGCTTTTTCTCTTTCTACAGTTTCCATCATCTTATCAACAAATTTAGCTTGGCCAGCTCCTTTTGGTATATTAGATATATAAGATGTCAATTTTGAAATATCACCAGAAATACTTTTAGGTATAAGTTTATCAGTGCCCGAAATAGTAGCAGCACCTTGAGAAAGCATTGCATCAAGTGATTTTGCTAATTCAACAATTTGAGGGTTAGTCATTTGACCCCTAGGTTGTTGATTTACTAATGTTTCTATCGCCTCAGAAGAACGTAAAATATTACCAGATTTACCAAAAGCGGTACGTCCTGAAGCAATAGATGCTGTAATCATTTTATTAGCTTTGTCTAAACGACCAATATCTACATTTTCTTGTTTTGATTTAGCCTGTTCCGCTTTAGATGCATTACGGTCTTTAGCCATCTCTTTACGATTTTCATTAGCTTCAAACTGACTTACCATATTGGCTAAGTTATTTTGACCAAACAGATCTTCTACTTGTTTACTAGACATTGTATTAGTTACTTTGGATGCTAAGTCTTTTCTACCAATTCTAGTTAAAGAATCAATTACCGAAGCTCTAGCTACCTTAGATAGTTCGCTATTAGGATTACGTTGAGCATCAGCATCACCGGCTTCGGCCCTAGCCTTAGCAATATCAAGATCAAATTTAGTATTCTCTTTAGTTCGTTTTTCTCTATCAAGGAAATCACTAAGATCCATTTCTGCAATCTTTTTAAGACCATCAAATTTACCTGGCTCATAAGCTAGGTGTCCTTGACCGGCAATAGCTGTACCAATCCTGTCAGCAGACTCGGCTAGTTGTAAATTACGAAGCTGATCTTTTCTATCGGCTTGTAATTGTTTCATCATATCATCAGCCGTTGGTGCTTGTGGTACCGGTGGTTGAGCAAGAGGTGGAACTGGGGCTGGTGATGTATCAGGTTGTGGCATAGGAGGAGCCATGTTAGGCTTAGCCATAGGCTTCTGGTCAAGTATAGAAGGCATGTCAATGGCAGGAGCTGTGTCGTATGAAGGTGCTTTTAGCGCAGCCATAGACTCCATTGTTGTAGGAACAGGGGTTGCAAGTGCATTACCCTGAACCATATTAGATTCAGGGGACTCAGTGTAATTATACAATGGAGCCTGAATTCCAGGAGGTGATAACATAGGACTAAGAATAGAAGGCTGGTCCTTCATAGGGTCCATAGGTGACATAGGGTATTGTTGGTTCTGAGCCTGGGGCTGAGAACTCTGACCTAGAGAACCTAATAAGTTTTTAAGAAAATCTAAATCCATAATTAAGTTGCCTTTCTGGAAAAGGCAGAGAGTAGAGGGTTCTCTTCATCTTTTTTATCTTTAGCTAAAGATGCAAATCCTGTGCCAAGTCCACTACCAATTCCTGAGTACATTTTAGCAGTATCCGTAGCTTGGCCTGCATTTAGATTAGCCATATTTTGGTATCCAGCAGAAACTCCACCAGCTTTTTTAATAGCATTATCAAAGTTATTCTGCTCAAGACCTTTATTAAATTTCTGTTGATCATTTCTTGTATCGACATTTTTGTTAGATAAATTCTGATTAGCAGCAAGATTAATCTCTTGTGCTCTATTACCTCTATCTACATTTCTCATTTGAGAATTAGTTCTTTGGTTGGCATTGAACTCAGCAATAGCATCTTGTTTACCGTATAGATCTTTTTGTCTACCATAGTCGGCTTGCTGTAAGGTATTACCTAGAGATCCCGCTCTGTCAGAAGCATCTAATTTTCTTTGTGCAGCAATAGATGCAAGTTGTAATGCTTGTTCTGATGCTTGATTAGAACTTCCTTGAGCTGAAGCTAATTGTGCTGCAAGCTCATCACCAGATCCACCCATACCACGAGCTGCTCTATTTTCTAAGATAGCTTTTTGATTGGATGTATTCTGTTGATTGGATTGATTTAACATACTTTGTAATTGAGCACGGTCTACGTCAGGTAGTCCTTGCTCAGCAACCTGAGACATTTTAGCCAATGCAGACATAGTTGCTTCGTTATACTTAGGATCGAGATTTACGTTCTGTAAAGCCGTATCACCAAGCTGTTGTGTAGTTTCAGTAGATGGAGTTAAGTTACCTTGAGATTGGTACTGTTCTAAAGCAAGACGCATCTTTTCAATATCAGGAAGATTAATATTAGTATACGCAGCAAGCGCTGCTTTCATATCATTTTCAGAATTCTTTTTAGCTCCGGCAGCAGCTTCGCTACCCAAGATTCCAGATACTATTGGTAAGCCTATTGAGGCAATTGTAAGTGGGTCCATTATTTTCCCTTATATTCTGGCGGTAAACCGCGTAATTGATTTAAACCGTCCAATAAACCTTGTCTGTGAGTATTCCATTTGTCTTCAGTTGCTTGACGATTGGCAACGGTACTATTAACCATATCTTGTTTACCTTGTCTCATTGAATCAAGATAACTTTGAACTTCAGCTTGTTGTTGTTGTGGAGTTAATTCTTGATAGTAAGCCTTTTGTCCATTTTGATTAGTAAATGTTCTATCTCGGCTATCTCTACTAGTCATAGCAGCAGTTGCTACTTGATTTTCTAATTGTTTTAAATAAGTAGGGTCATTTTTTAAACCACTAACAGCGTTTTGTCCACCATATAAAGAATAATCCCCACCGCCATTTGCTTGAGAAATTATTTGTTTTATATAATCATCTTGGACTTTAGTATCTTGTTGTTCTTTAGTATTTAATGGATCAGTAAAATAACCATTTTGATTGCGAGAATTTAATCTTTCAATTTCAATTCGTTTTTGTTGTTCCATATTCATATCGGCATTAACATTACCTTTACGTGTAAGATAATTATTATATCCTTGTCCAACTAAAGTTGATTGTAGATTATTTAATAAATCCAATCTCGCTTTATTATTAGCGGCAGCACCAGAACCAGCTCCACCACCTAAGCCTAGACTATTTATTAGACTACCGGCAAGTTGACCCGGAGCACCGTTTAATCCACCAAAAATTCTACCTAGATCTGAATTACCGAGAGCATTAATGCCCATAGCAACACCAGGTCTAGCTATCATTCCACTAACATCAGTCGCGACTTGTCCTAAATTAGCTCTTTCTTGATTTGTATTTTGAGCATTAACTGCATCCATACCGTTAGCACCTAAATAATCCGCTAGATTAATGCCCATTCTTGCGTTAGCAGTCGAACCACCACCAAAAATAGAACTAGTTCCTTTATCAGAACCTTCTCCATAAATATTAGCACCTTGTGAATATTTTAAGAAGTTATCTTGTGCGTTATTTAACATAGATCTTAATGAATCTTGACCTTCTTTAGCTTTTACTGCAGACTCTAGATCGGATTCTTTTGTTAATTTAAGTTGACTAGGATCAAAACTAAACTTACCATCAGAACCAATACCGCCCATAGCTAGTTTAGCTAAAGCTTCGTATTGTTTAACGTCTTGTTTATTAGCAACGTCCTGAAATCCTTGAGCATTCCGGTCAGAAACGTTTGCAATACTACGTAGGGTTAAATTAGGATCATTAAGAACATTAAGTGTATGTTCACCTTGTTGTAATTGTAATTGGTCCCAGATATCATCAGCGATAGATGAATCTTGTCCACCTTTACCAACTAATGTATTAAAGTTATCCTGCCATCTACCGCGCTCAGTGTCACGCTCTTGATTAACTTGCGGAATAAATGATTCTAAGTTAGATAATAATCCAGATTCTAATGCTGAAGATCTATCTTGTAATCGTTTTTGTAAATCAGCCTCAGTTTCACCAATTCTTTTAGTTGTATCGAATTGGTCTGTTGATTGTTTCAACACATCCTGAGCTTGTTGTAAATTTTGTTTACCTTTATTTTGAACAGATTCAATAGATTTATTTCCAGAACCAGTAAGGAATAAATTATCAAGACGTTTTTGTCCTTGAGTATAATTAGGTCTAGCAAATGCCTGACTAATTAATCCGAAGCGCCCGGCTTCAGTTTTACTTCTGTTAGCAAGTTCATCGGCTTGTACTTTACTTTGACCAGCAAGATCCTGAGCTTTAGTTGCTTGAGTCTGTAAACCAATTTGATCAACACCACCGCCAGTTTTAATATTAGTAAAATCCGTTAAACGATTTTCATCATTAACAAAGTCTAGTGCATTAAATCCTGGTTGTTGTTGAGGAACCAATGGAGCAACAGGAATATTAGGATTAGGTCCTTGTTCTGTTACTTGTCCAATACCTACAGTATCGCCAGTATATTGTTGTGGCTGAGGAGCTGCTTGGCCAGGAACGGTTGGTTCAAATTTTCTAAAATTAGGATCTTGATTGATCTGATTAAAATATCCTTGACCACGATCAAGAACTGTATTTGCCTGTTGTACACCAGCAGCTACTTTTTTAGCTTCATCGGACTGAGCAATACGACCAGCCTGTAAGGACTTGTCTTGTTGTTTATTAATACCACCAGCAACTTGATCACCAGCACCTTTATTAGCACCAATGTATTTCTGAATGTTAGTAAATTTACCAGATGAAGCAGTACCTGGAGCTTGTTGCTGTTGTTGACCACCACCAGCGCCCGGTGTAATTGATGCAGCACCAGAAGAACCTTGGGTAAGCTTATCTTGACCCTGAGCGTTCTTTTGTTCGTCATCTTTATTAAAATTAATAATATTGGCCATGTACTATATGTTATCCTATAGATTCAACGGTTAAAGTATAACGCTTATTAGCAGGAATACCGGCTACGTGATTGATAGTTATTAAGCTACCTGAGCTAGTGAAAGAAATTTGAACGCCAGATGTAGGAAAAGTACCGTCATTTGATAGGTTATCAGTTTTGATAACATTAAATCCCTTTACCCTGCTTTTAAGATTGGACTTAATTACAGTCTGGGTTTTAGGTATTCCCGTAGAATCTACTTCAAGTGTAATATAAAGGACTTCACGGTTTAAATTATCAAAATCTATGTTCTTATTAAAGATAGTGGATATTTGCTCCAGGAATGGGTTTAAAGCAAAGGCCAGCTTCTGGACCAATGCCCTATCATCTGATTCAAAATCTTCCACCACAAGGCGTTTTAGATCGTTTAAACGCATTATTTATAAGCTCTCTCGCTGTTAGCTTCAAATGTATAAGAAATACCCAAAATACGAAATTCATCAAAGGCTGCCTTATGTTTAAAGCGACTGCGGATAAAACGGCATCTTTGTTTTTTTCTAGGAATAAGGGTACGGAAAGGTCTAGCTGTACCTTCTCCTCCCCAAGTGATACTGTCATAGATCCAAGTACCCCAATTACCAGTACCTTCCATTCCAAAATCAACACCTTCAAAGTTAGTACTAAGATCGGTATTATATGAAAGATTACCACGGGTTAAAGTAGCTGTGACAAATATCATAGTGGCGTCTCTTACGTGTTTCAGTAAAGACGGCTCACCAAAGAAATATGGAGAATAAACAACAGTACAATCAATTGACTCAAAATGAGTAATTGGTCCAGTAGCGATAGGTTGCATTAAACCAACAGTCACCGTGCTTTGAGCTTTGTCGATAGCTGTAATGAATAGTTCATATTCAATTACTCCAGCAGAAGGAATGTAGTTAGTATGCAGTAAAGTAACATCGGTGTTTAAATTAGCGACTAATGTATCAAACTGTGTTTTAAATGTTAATATATCATTAGAGTATGCAACTAAATACGATGTACCAATATCAGAGTCTAGTTGAGTAATAAGTTCACTCAACCTACCCTGTAGACTATCGCCAGCATTGATGTTAAAGTTTCTATAGTAGTCTTTATTACTGTTCCCTGGGGTATTTGGAACTCCAGCATCTAGTGCAAACTTCTTACCAACACGCTCAATCAGAGCTGCCGTAACGTATTGTTGTTGTACTAGACCATCACCAATTTCAACATTAGTAATACTAGATAATTGTATAACTAGATCTGTAATACCATTTGGTAGAACATTTAATGTATACTCTCTATCAGCAAAGTCAACACGTCTCAATTGTTTTCTTTCAATTTCAACCATGTTGATATCATCAGGGCCAATGTACAACTTGTTATCGTGGGTATTTACAATACCGGATACAGCGTTACCTTTTTTAGTCCATGTTGTCCATGTGTCAGTCTTGGTGCTGAATCTAACAGCAAATGTACCAGTAGTATCATTAGGATTTTTAGGTAACCAAAGAATATAAGCATAATCTTTAATGTAAGATACCGAGAATGCCGCAGTAGAAAAATTGATAAACCTAGGTGAGGTAGCTTGATCTATAATATTTTGAATAGGATCAGAGATAATGTCAACACCAGTCTCAGATACACGAACAACACCCTGAGACGATAAACAAAAAATCTGATTATCCATAACGCTCGCTGTGTCTGGTGCAGTAATGATTGTAGAGCCATCAAATAATGTAACAAAGAAATTTGTAGGATTTTCGCCAGTAAGTCGGTAGATACCCTCTTCTTTAAGGATAAACAAGCTATCTCGAAGTCCTAGAATTCTAAGAATAGCTTTGTCTTGAGGACCAATATCAAAATAATTAACAATAGGTACGGCTTCTGGCTGACTGGTTTTAGAAAAGTAAATTCTATTAGGTTTATTCTCATTCTCAGCAGATACCGCAGACGTGATATCTGGAGTAAACACAGCACCTGTGTCTGAATCTGAAGCTACTATAGTGAAAGGAACTGTATCTAGGATTCTAGATTCAAATACCATTTTACCAGGAGCGTCGTTAGTTCCTGAAATATAGTAGGCGTTTACATCACCACTAACATTAGCAGTAACTGTTTTAGTTAGTGACCGAGCTGTATCGTCAATCCTTTGTGAAGGAGACGGCAGTGTAGATAAACGAGCGTAACCCAAACTAGTATCTTCACCATGACCATCTTGTAGATTGGTTGTTGAAATGCCGGTAATTGGATTAACAGTTGCAATAAAAGGATTAGTAGACTGTCCGCTATTACTTGTTATAATAGTTAGAACACCAATAGTTCTAACAATACCAAAATCAAAACTATTATTCTCAATTGCGGTTTGAACTTTTTCAGCAATTAGATCAGCAGTCGTGTCTGTTACGGATACATCAACTTTAATTACAATAGTTCCATCAATTTCAGAATTAGTGGGAGCTACATCCGGTTGAGCCGTATCATGAAAATATACCGTGTATTTAGTTGCATTATCATTTGAATATAGTTGAAAGTAATCTTGATCAATGCCGGCATAATACGCAGGAAATGATACATCATTAATTTCAGGTCTACCAACAAAGAAATATCTATCGGAATTTAATCCTTTTGTGATAGTAATATAAGACGCATAGATAGAACAATTAGCTGCAGTAGCCCCAGTTCCATTAGCAGTTACTGTAATAGTGGTTAGTGTTGGAGTGGTGGCTATTGTTCTAGCTCCATCAAGTCCGGCAGCTCCAGATCCAAGTATAACAATTTGATCCCCAGCAGTAAGCCCATGATTAGCACTAAAAGTAATTGTCGTTGTTGGATTTAAATATGTAATACTAGTAATATCAATAGTATCATCAATAGCACCAAATCGTTTAAGATCACCAGTACCAATAAGATCAATTAACTGCTTGTATGTAGTTCTAGTATTAGAGAAGAACACACTGTTTTTATATAAAGCAATATCTTTTGCAAATGGAGGTGGTTCATTAGCTTGCAATATACCTTCACCACTCTGTTCATTAGTATAAAGCGGAGTTCCGCCCTGTCTAAAGTCCTCAGGAACAATGTCGTTAATTGTAATCTGTGTTCCGGATACATATCCTTGTTCGTAGACTAAACGATATTCATCATTAACGATTAATGTATCAATGTCTGCAAAGGTAGGGGCAGTAAACACGGCAGTTCTGTATATACGAAAGAAATAGTCTGTTGTAATAGAACTAGGAACATCAAATGTTACATCAACTGTTGCTGATACAGCACTTTGATTAACAGATTCAATAGGCTGAGAAGGAGTTCCTAAGATAAGATTGTTATTGATATCCTTAGTTCCCCAGACGATCTTGTAGGATACTTTAGAGTAACCTTCAAAGAACCCTAGGGTAGAGTAATTAACCGCTGCAGAGCCGCTTACGGCTTTAATACCACCAGAATTAGAGATCTTAGCGGATGATAGGGTTGCTGCACTAGATGCTGATATTTTTCTAATACCAGTGCTAGTTGTTAGATATAGATTACCATTTTGTTCAACAAACTTAATTCTTAATCCAGTTTGTGTTTCAGTGAATGATGCAACAAAATCAGTAAAAGTTCCTGATCCGTTATCAAAAGCAATTGAATTTGTATAATGAGCTAAGATACGTTCTTTGTATAAAAGAAGCTGTTTAGCATTATCATTTGATGGACTAACACCAATTGTGCCGTATTGTTTTAATCCTCTACGAGATTCAATTGTGCTAAGCCTATCAATATTAACATTCTCTGCTGTTTGTAAAGCACCTTCAGGTACTTCACTTAAATAGGAGTTGTTAGTGTGCAAGCCTTTGGCTCTTAACATACTAGTAGTAGGCACAATTATCTCCTAAGTTGTCTTCTAGAATTTCTCAACAATGAATGACGGTTAACAACCTTTAATGGAGCACCTTCGACTCTAGAATCAACTAGACTTCCTAATTTAAGTTCCATTTCTGCAAGTTTAGTATTAGCAGCAGTAAGACCTTGTTGGTCCCCTAAAGCTTCTAAACATCGACAAGCAATTCTTTGAGACAATAAACTATGAATATCTGTTGGAATCTGAGGAATGATACATTCTTCGGCAAGACAAACATGATCCCCAACTTTTAATTTTCTAGGAATATCGGCAGGATCTACAGATACTACATTATTAATAGTATCAACATTAGTAATAGATAAATCAATATCTAAACATCTGTGTGGGGATTTTACTTGAACAAAGTCAACTAAAGTTCCGATATTATATAGGCTCGGTTGTTTATCTACGCTAATTTGACCAGTGGTTCTATTGATATCAGTGATTACTAATACCCTATCTTCAGAAACCAATTGATTTGGTCTTAGATAATAGTACATTCTTAAATATCCGCTACCAATAAAGTTCTGTTCTGGTTGTAAAACTATATCATTATTTTGAACACTGAAAGCTCTAATGGGAGAATTAGATCCTCCTGTGTTATATTGATAATAGCTTAAATCTTCAACTGAAATTCGTGTCATTTCATAAATGTTTTTAGCATTATCTAAATAAGATACTTCTCTTAACTTATTACCAGCAGCTCTATACGGAATCTCATATTTATTTACATTGTCTTCTAAAAGAACATCTTGAGTAAATAAAAAGTAATCCTCATGAAAAGACATTACATACGGCATAACCGCAGTATCCATCTCTTCATTAGCAAATCTTAAAAAATCCTCTTCTCTAAACGTGACTTGAGTTTCAGGCAATAATGCGCGAAGCTTAGCACTCTCAATTAAAGAATTTGAGGTAAGATATCTAGACATTAAACAACACCATTATTTCAAAGCTGACAGTTTTTTTTGTAACTCTTCAATTTGTTTTTTAATTTCATCATGAGACATTTCACCCATTACGGCTTCTTTATGCTCTTCTGATTCGCCTTCTTCATTATCCATGTCAAGATCTTCGCCAGTTTCTTCTTCAAGCATTTCCATAGGGTCTTTTTCCACTACGTCTTTTGCTTTTTCAAGCCCAGCTTTAAGAGATTCCTCATCAGGTGCGGCAACAGTAACTTTTTTCATACCGTCCATTTTACCTTTAAGATCTTCGCCCATCATATTTCCGGCCATTTTTCTTAAGTCTTTCAGCATATTCATTTTAGCATCAGACATCATCTTCTTTTTATCCATATATCTCCCTATAGTATATGTTATTATCTATTATTTAAGTATTTTTTAAGAGCTTCTTTTTTAGCAGCTAGCTCAATTTCAGCATCTTTGTCACCAAAAGCAGCTAAATCTTCTAAAGTTCCTGCTTCTTGCTGCAATCTATTCATGTCATTCATTTTAGATTCGGCTTTACCTTTTTCCATAGCCATTCCGCCCAACATTCGCATTTGCTCAATCTCTTTAGGAGCTAGTCCTGAAGGGGCCATTTGCTGCATAGACTTACCTTGCAGAGCCTGTAGGACTTTTCTCTTAGCTTCATCAGCCATAGTGCCCATTTGACCAACGGTATTTTTTGTACTCTGTTTAATATCTTCAAAAGTAGGCATGGGCATAAGTGCCGTATCTTGTATATCTTTCTTAGTTCTCTTTTTACCAGCGTTATCCATTTATACTCCTAAAGTTATCGCGCGAAACTTAATTTGACCAGAAACAAATCCGGTATAGTTTGGTGTTGTGTACTGAATTTGACCATTTGATGCAATACTGAATACAACTTGAGAATCATCTCCTGTAGAGGAAATACTAATATCCCATGATCCAGATTTTTGAATACCATTAATTTTAAATGTTTCATATAAATCAACAGTAGCGTCAATAAATACATGGACTAAAGCGTCAAAACTTCTTACAGTAGCAGTACTAAAAGAGAAGCTTCCGACATTTGCGGGAGTTGATTGATTATTTGCTGGGCTAAAACTAGTTTCGTTTAAATCCCCAGTAGATCTAAGGGCATAACCAGAAAGGAAGTTGCCTTTATTAATTTTGTAATTAACTACACCACTAGGATCAAATACTGGTAAAAAGTCATTATTAGCAGCTAGTGTATTTGTAGTTAAAGAATTTATATCTAAAGCTATAGTAGGATTTCCCGAAACACCATTACCGTTTGTAACAGAAATGGCAGAGCCGCCAAGAACAGATCTTCCGGTAAAGGTATCTGCTGCAGTTTGTGTTAGTAAACCATTATTATTATATGCAGCAAGTGCTGTTAATGTGGAATCTAAATCTTGTTTACCATTAAGTTGAGATTGAATTGCACTAGTGAGTCCATTTAAATACTGAAATTCAGTATTATCAACACTACCATTTGCTATTTTAGTTGCATCAATAGCTGCCGTTGGTGATATATCACTGTCTGTTAAACTAGCAGCAACTATGGTTGCGGTAATTGTATTACCGGCATCATTATATGTAAAATCAATTTTAGAAGAATCAACTAAAGAATTACCAATAGCGTCTTGTGCTCGTTCATCAGTATAATAAAGGTTAGTACCTTCATTGATATCTGTTGTTGTAAGAACTACAACACCAGTAAGACCATTTACACTAGCTACTGCATCTGTTGTATCTGATTTTTCCCAAATTGTGCCATTATAAATAACATAATCGCCAACATCAAAAATAATAGGACCAGACCCTAGATTTTGAGTACCAGCAGTACCGACACGATATAGCATACCAGCATCGCCAGTACCGTCGGTCAATACTGGACTATTTGTAGACGCATTCCACACACCCTCGTAAGTCATAACAGAACTAGGGAGCTGCGTTATTGGTACTTTGCCAGCACCATCTAAGGTTGCTACTCCATTAGCAGTACCTTTTTCAGTAAGCGGAATTTTAGCGTTTAATTGTGTTTGAATATCAGAAGTAACATTACTTAAGTATTGAAATTCAATACTAGATACAGATCCATCTGCAATTTTTGCAGCGTTAATATTAGATGCAAGCTCTGTATTAGTAATACCACTAACAGGAATAGTAATTGAAATACTTCCAGCGCCGTTGGTTATAGATACAGAACTTGATCCTGTAATATTAGCAGCAGCAGGATCTGATCCTGTTGTACCAATTAATAATTGACCGTCATTTAATGGGCCGGCACCACCAACGACATTACCATTATTATATAGTATTGTATTGTCTGCAAGTCCCACTATGGGAGTTGATCCGCCAACAATGCTAGTAGCCCCAGCATCACCAGTGACATCAAACTGACCTGTTAGAGGATTATAAGTAATTCCCATTAGCTAATTCTCTCGGCAGATAGAAACGGAATTGTTTGTGAAGTTGGATATACAATTTTTAATTGATATAATTGAACAGTTCCATCAAAGAATGTGAATGTTACTGTATCATCCGATACTGTTGTTGTTGTTAGCGTTGCAGTAACTTTGTGTCCCGGTTTACCGACAAGAAAACCATTTGTTGTAATAGATGCATCAACTTCATTGTGTGCACTTCTTAAGACATTTTCATGAGAAGCATCTGATGCTCGTTTTGATGTACTGTTAGCCATTATAATACCGCCATTAAAATTACATTTAAGATAACAGATAATGCTAAACACGCCTGTAATCTTTTATTTGCTCTGATTTTACGTTTAATTTCTAAATGTTCTGTTATATCAACAACTTTAGATGTAACTTCTTTAATTACTTCTTTTTCAATATACACAGGAACTTCTACAATTTTTTCATACATTACTGGAACTTCGACTGTTTTATGCTCAACTAGTGTTTTACCAGGAACTTCTACTTCAATAATTTTATCAACGTAGACAATCTTTTCAACTTGAACAATTACTTCTTTGGTAATTTCAACTGGTCGGTCAACGTATATGATTTTTTCTGTCATCTGGAATGAATCTTGTATTGGATTAAACTCCATAACAACAGTAGAAACTGGTTCAATCATAGTTGAATCAGAGTTATCATCTTTACGACCAACGTGAAACTTACCCATTACACACTCTGCATTACTAAGTTAACTGTTGGAGTTCCGCTTGTGAATACAATTTGAATGCGTCTTGCACAAATAGTTAAAGGACCAGACATGGCACCAGCTATAGTTGTGCTAGAAGGAACATCAATGAATGTTCCGGCACTATCAGTACCACTCACTTGAAGTTTAGCGGTTCCTGTACCAGATACATAGAGATTAACTGTTTTCATACCAACAGCACTAATCTCTGTTGTAGTAGAAGTAGTAGCAACATCAGCCTTAGCTGTAACATTGTCACCATCAGCAGCATCTAGCTCAATAGCAAAAGATGTATTTGATGAAGGAATAGTTTTTAAAGCACCCGATGTTTCATCGTATGCTTCTCTTAATACTAGTTCTGATGTTAAATTATGACTAGACATTATTTCACAATCCTTTGACGAGCCGCTTCCCTTGCATCTTTAATTTCTTGGGGGACAGGAATCCCTTTTTCTAATTGTCGGATTATCATCCAGTCGGTGGAAATTAAATAGTATTCTGCTTCCATGTTAATTTTTTTTTGTTCATTACTCATAAATATTCCTTAGTAGTATTCTTCCACAATAATAAAACCAGAGCCACCAGCAGCTCCTGCATTTCCGCCCGTTCCTGCTGTTCCTGCTGCTCCCTCTACTCCAATACTGTATGAATAAGTCGCACTTGGATTAGGGATTATAGCATCGATGTAGCCACCAGAACCACCACCACCAGCCGCATATGAAAGTGCTGCTGAAGTTGGAGATGCCCCACCACCACCGGCACCAGTATTTACGAGACCAGCAGTTGCAACCACACCACTACCACCTGATCCTGCGCTTCCACTCCCGCCCCAAAAACTAGCAGCCCCCATACCACCAGGTAAAGCACCGGTTGTAATAGCAGCTAAAGAACCAGTTCCACCAAAATTTCCAGGAGGATTGAATCCATACGCCGGGGCATTCACAATAGAAACTCCACCGTCACCCCCTGTTCCATCTGAAAGACCACCACGGCCACCACCAGCAGTCAGTAAAGACGAACCAAATGTGGTGTTAGTACCATCAGCAGCATTAGTTCCTGGGGTAGCAAAAGCACCAGAACCTGCCCCACCACCACCAGCCCCAACCATACGAACTCTTAAATATTTAACATTAGCTGGGGTTGTATATGTACCAGAACCTGAAGTTAGTAACTGAGTTGTGGGTGCAACAATTGAGGGAGGACTCGATAACCAAGTTGTTCCATCACTGGTTAAAACATTACCATTAGTTCCAGGAGCTATTGTCTGTAAAGCAGAAGTTCCATTACCTAGTAATACGTTATTGAGTGTTAATGTGTTAGAACCAGTTCCGCCTTTATTTACTGTAAGTGTTGTAATTGCCGGCTCTTTACTGTTGATTTGGGTTTGAACATCAGAAGTAACTGTAGCTAAATATTGAAATTCAGTATTAGAAACACTTCCATCTGCAATTTTCGCAGCGTCAATTCCAGAAGCAACTTTAAGATTAGTAACAGCACCATCTTCTAGTTGAGTTGTATTTACTGCGTTATCTTGAATTTTAGCTCTAGTAACATTTAAGTCTGCAATTTTAGCAGTGGTTACTTGATTATTTAAGATCATAGCTGTAGTAATTGAATCAGGTTGAATAGTAGCAGTAGCAGAACCTGGACCAGCGGCAACAACATCACCAGTAAGTGCTGTAATATAGCTACCAGCAGATTGTTTACCGTCTAATTGATCTTGAACATTACTAGTTACTGTGTTAATGTATTGTAATTCTGTATTAGAAACACTTCCATCAGCAAGTTTAGTAGCGTCAATTCCAGCAGCAGCTTTGATTTCATTATTATCAATATTAGTAATTGTATTAAGATCGGCATCAATTGTTTTATTGGATAAAACATCTGTTGTGCTTGCACCAATTACGGTAAAAGATGCATCAGGAATTGTTATAGTTCTATTTGTAGTTTGTGTTGATGTAATAGTTGTTGTAGTATTTGCACTACCACCAGGAACAATATCAATACCATTTGGTGTTGTGGTATTTTCTTGTCGAATTGAAATACCTTTGATAAATTTTGTAAATGAAAAAGCCATTATTCCCTCTTAATTATTGACTAAGTGTCTTTGCTAAAAATTTGATTGAACCTTGATAACTTACAGACCCAATGTCAGTACTTGTATATTGAAGTTGTCCTGCATCAGTTATTGTAAAGCTTACGCCAGCATTACCAATTGTTTGTTGACCTATTGTCCATTTAGAACCAGGAGCTGCAGCATTATCAAAATTGATATAAATAACACCAGATTCTGTTTTACCTGCAGTATTAGTAGATGATGCTCGATAAATTGAATACGTGATATTTGCTGCTCGTACTACACCAGGATCAAAGAATAAACGATTAACATCAGTAGCAACGGCTATGTTGTTATTGATAATATAACTAGTTTCTAGAATATCTGATGGGGCCAATAGTGTATTTAATACGTCTGTAACGGCTTTAGCCCAGTCTGTGGCACCTTCAGCCCAACCTGGATCTTCTCCTGGCTCGGGATACGAGTAAATGTTATTAGCAACCGTAAGATCTATAGCCATTAATTATCTCCAATGAGTCATACTATATGTTATTCTAGGGTATGAACTGGTTCTTTTTTCTAGGTCCACGCTGTCTTATGTCTAAATGCGCCCACCCTTTAGTAGAAGCGGGGTCTTCTTGGAATAGATTATATTTCTTTAATAAAACATCGGATTCATCTAATAATTCGTCTAAAGAGCCATCAGGATCGACTATGTCAATAGCTTCTCCTGTTAAATGGGCGCTACGCTTCGCAGCATTGGCTATAGCAGCATTAACTCCTGAAGGCCTGAAGCCAGAGGATACAATAACTGACTGTATTCCTAGGTCATTTAAGAGCTTATTTACCTTATCTAATAGGATTGTGGCGTTTTTAATGAGGTCTGGTGTAACTTCTGGGTGTTTTTCTCGTTCTGGGTATTTGCCATCGGCTGTAAGGTACTGTTTCATAGTGATCATATTCTTCCTTTCGAAGAAGGGAATTTACCCCTTGACAAAGTTATAATCTATATGTTATTCTGCGATTGGTGTATAGGCGTGGAAGCCGTATCAAAGCCCACCGCAGGCGTAATGGACTGGCGACCAATGATACTAGAGACACGCAGCCCGTATAGCCCTAATACCAGCAAGTACGGTGGAGTGTATTAGGTACCGGAGTCGCGAACCGGATACACCACTTTTATAAGGAGATTGTATGGCATACTTTGAATTTATTGGTATAACATTTGTCATTGGGTTAATTCATTTATTATATAGAAGATTTATATTCAAATTTTGGGATGAGGAGAGTATAATATATTTTTTTATATTAGGCATTATACCAGGATTTAATATTTTATATGGGGTTGGATGTTTATTTTTATTACTTACTGATATTGAGGATACTCATAAAGTCAAGGGTATGACCGATATTGAACGAGAAAAATACCATTTCACCCATAGATATTCTTAAAAACTCTAGGAGATTATGTGGCATTAATATTGTTATTTTTTATTATAGGTTCTGTATTCTTATTCTTTGCAACCAAGCATAAACCATTACACGGCCCTGGTACTATATTACAAAGATACGACGAGTTTGATGATCCTTACTATGAACCTATTGTAATAAAGAAAGTAAATGATAAATACTATAAATTTTCGTATTTACATTCCACAACAACCCATGTGCTTAGTTGTGATTGGATTGATAGAAATTATAGGAAAATTGATTGAAGATTTGTAAAGTCTGTAAAATTGAGAAACCTTTCAGTGAGTACATCTATCGAAAAGATAGCGATTCTTATCGAAATGAATGTAAATGTTGTAAAAAAGAAATAGATCGACTTTATAAATTAAAACATAAAGATAAACTTCAGTCTAAATTTAAAGACAAATATCATAAAAATAGAGAAATGTATTTAGAAAAAGCTAAAGAGTTCTATAAACATAATAAAGATCATATAAAAACTAGATCATTAACTTATTATAAAAATAATAAAGAAATAATTTCACAAAAACGCAAACAATATCAAAAAACTAGATTACAAACTGATAATATATTTAAAGTTACTAGAAATTTAAGAAACCGATTATGGTACGCATTAAAGAATAAGACTTGGGATAAATCCTCTGGATTTTCAGATTACATAGGATTGTCTGATTATTCTGAATTAAAATTATTTATCGAGAATCAATTCACTAATGAGATGAATTGGGAAAACTATGGTAAGATTTGGGATATAGATCACGTTATACCACTTAGTCTTGCTAGGACAGAAAAAGATCTATATAAACTATGTCACTATACTAATCTACAACCAAAGTTATCAAAAAGTAATAGAACTGAGAAAAGAAACAGGTTTAATTTTAGCGAGGAATTAAAAGTAACTTTAATAGATTACAACCAAGGTCAAGAATTTTTAATTAAAAACCACTACCTACACAGAAAAGCACCAAGTGAATATACATTCGGTTTATTTCAAAATAATGGAACGTTAGTTGGTGTATGTACATTTCACACTCCGTTTAGTCCAGGATTAAAACGTATGATTTGTGGTCCTCAATATAAAGATTTTGTTATTGAATTAAATCGCCTGTCGGTTATTGATATTTTACCAAAGAACACCGAAAGTTGGTTTATTAGTCAATGCATTAATTCTGGTGAAATTAAAAAATCAATTATTGTCACTTTTGCCGATACGGAGAAACAACATTCAGGCACAATATATCAGGCTACTAATTTTATCTATACAGGACTAACTGATTCTAAGAAAGAATTTAGCCTAAAAAATTCAAATAAACACTCAACATCACTAGCTTTGAAATATTCGGTAAAAGAATTAAAAGAAAAGTTTAAAGAAGAATTTACTTACGTCAGCAGGTCCAGAAAACATAGATACGTTAAATTTATAGGTAATAAGCGTCAAGTAAAAGAACTGCAAAAACAATTTAAATTACCAATATTATCATACCCAAAATAAAAAAGCCAGGGTTTTACGCCTGGCTCTAAAAATTAGATTTTTATAAACTATTAATTAGCTTTTAAATTGCTAATCAAAACCGACCGACCCGGACGACTACAGAAAATAGCCTGGTCAGTGTAGCAACGTAATTCATATCCAGCATGGTCAGTTAATTCTCTGAAGAATTCACCTTCTTGACCTGGACGTTTGAAAGTTACATCAGTAGAACCGACGCGAACCCAGTCTTCAACACAAAGAACATAAGCATAACCTTCTTTTACATAGATAGAAGGAACGATTTCAACCATACCATTTTGTGAATGGAATTTGATTGCTTTCGAACCGTTCTCAGCTTGTGCAGAAGAATAGCTAGAGTCAGTCATACGAAGAGCTGCTTGTTCAGTCAACAAATCATCCCAGTGAGAAGGGTTAACCATGACCATTACGTCAGTGTCAAGACCTTTTTCTACACCTTTAGAGATTGCTTGTTGCATGATAGCAAAAGACAATACTGAAGTCGTGGTTGGAGCAAAAGAGCTACCTTTCCACAAGTCATACTGAGAAGCAGAGATACCGAAAAGGGTTCCTGTGTTCTCAAGAATAGCGTGGATTCCAGCAAATTCTTTAGCTTTAGCACCTTTGTGCAAGATACGGTCATTGGCTACGATAGCAGCAGCAACAGCAGCATCAGATGCAGAAAGAGTGATGGTTTTAGCATTCAAGTCAACAGCCGCAACAGTTGCAGAAGCACCGCCACGTAGAGTAGCCAAAGTTGGATCATAGATCTCAATTGGCATACCTACTGAACCTGACCAGATACCTGGAGCAAATTCAGAAGCTTTAATAGTAACAACAAGACCTACAGCAGCAGCATTAGCTAGACCGTATTCTTTATTACCATATAAGCACTCGATTTCCAATTTCTTTTGGATACTGTCAAGCATTGAACCAACTAGATATTTAGTTGCTTCTTCAAATGCTCTCTCGCCTGGACCCATAGATCTAGAAGCTTGAGCATAAGGCATAGCAGAACGGAGAACCAATTGGTACCCTTTTACTACTGCGTCTTTGATTTGACCCGCAACTGGCGGATTTAGAGCGAAAGCTCCTTCAGTGTCATCAGCAAAAGTAACACCGTGCTCCATAGCAAGAACCACTGGTTGGTGGTAAGCATTACCTGGTTGACGGTCTTTACCGACGAATTTGATTGTCTGAAGGATTTTCTTTCCATCAGGGATCAAACGTAACAATTTATCTTCATAGACTTCTTTAAAAAGCCCGTTTAGGGACGACGCATTATTTGCGCCAGCATAATCAGCCATTTATAACTCCTTAAGTTATTTATAATTAATATTCGTACATTCAACTTGAATTACGTTTCTGCTTAAGGGTATCCTAAGGGCTTGCGCTTGCTTAGAAGCCGTGCACGGCATACTTTGTTATTCCAATATATTATATGTTATTTTATAATTGGTTATAAAGTATTATTTAACTATATAACCATGAGATAGGAATGCTTCATACCAGCATCTAGCAACAAAAGCATCAGGAGACTCTCCCCTTTCGGGGAGTTTCTCTTTAAAATAGGCTATGGCCGTCTCTCTAATACGAGATAAGGTCATCTGGTCCGGTGGGTTTTCTTTTTTCATTTAAAAATATAACACCAAAAGATTTTAGTGCTGCCTTTAATTTAATCTTGGTTTTATGGGCTGAGGTTCCTTTTACTTTCATTTTAACTTCTTTATGGGGAAGGGAAATAACCCATCCTTCTTTTCCGTCAGAACTAATCATAACTTTAAATTCAGCACCAACTTGGGAAACCAATACCTGAAGAGACTCGTAAGTCCCGTCAGGATTTGATACATATCTAATTCTTGTATTAGACATAAAATCTCCTTAAAAAGTTTTAAATAAATCTTTAAATCTTGTTGGTTTTGGTTCTTCTTTTTTAGGCTGGTTCTTAGAGGTAGCGCCAGTTTCAACTACTTGTTTAGCAGTAGTAGTAACAGGTTTAGATCTAGATTTAGCAACTTTAGATTTACGATATTTATCTAAATGTTTTTTACCAACAACATTTTCCATTACTTTATCAAACATATCTTCTGGTGCTTCTTCGAATAAACGATTGATTTCACCTAGGATTTGTTCTTCAACGAATGGTAATACTTGTTCTGGAGTAACATCAGCAAATCCCATGTCCATAGCAGCAATCATGCTATCAGCCATACGTCTTACAACATAGGGAGATTTAGGAAGATTTGATTTACCAAGAGCATTAGTAATTTGTTCGTCAAGTTGAGCTGCTGCTTCTTGTTCCATCTTAGCTCTTTCAGCTATACTTCTTTCTTCTTCACTCTTTTTTTCTTTTTCGTCTTTTTCTTTAAGAGCTTGCTCTAATTCTTTAATCTTTTTTTCTTGAGGAGATAATTTCATCTCTTCAATTTCTTCATTAAGAACTTGCTGAGCTAATGCTTTAATGTCAATTCCTAATTGCGGATGACGCAAAATAGCTAAAGGGTTAGTTTTTAGTTCATTAACAAGTTGTTCTACTTGTTTACGAAGTCCTGCAGCTTCTTGGAACTTCTCATCAGATGCCATGGCTTTCTGAAGATACTTTTGAACTTCTTCATCATTAGATAAATCAATTTCAAGATCTTTCATCTTGTTGTTTACCTTAAGTGAATACTTCTTTTTAATAGCCTTGACTTCTTCTTTAGTCGCTTCAGCGGCTTCTGCGGCTGCTTCTTCTGGGCTAAGTTCAATTTCTTGGGTTTCTGTAGCTTCTACAGGGGCTTCTGATGCTGCAGCAGGCGCTGCTGGGGCAGATGAATCTGACACGGTAATCTCCTTGTTGCTCGCCTGGGTAATTCCAGGTAGAGGTTGTACTGTCCAATTAGATAGGGTCTGATATATATGTTATTATCTAGTTAATAATTTCTTAAGTTTGTCGTATATTCCCTCTTTTTTAGGGTCATATCCTTGTAATTCTTTTAATGTTGGTTTAATTGAATTGAGTTCATCATATTTAGGGTTTCTATCTGGTAATCTAGATAGCCCATTCTCTTTACCTAGTAACTCAGCTTTATCAATTAGATTGTTTATAGAATGACTGCGAGGTCTAAGGAAATGATTTGTAGATACTTCATCAGAAAGATCGTATAGATTACCCGATTCTTTCATTTTTTGCCATCTATCCATATCTTCTTTTAAATTTGATGGGGGGAATACATTTTCTGAAGCTGTTGTTTTATTATCAAAAGCCTCAGGATCATCTTTCCAATCCTTTGCATGACCACCAGCTTCGTGCATAGCCGCATCAAAAGCGCTTTTTCTAGTCTGCTCTCTACTTAAATTTAAAGTGTTGTTATTAGGATTGTACATGCCAGAATTATTCGGGTCATCGTTCAGTTGGGTATTAAAATCTAATCCATTTTCTTTTCTAAGGGCTTGTAGTAATTCCATTGGGTCAGTTGTTTTATAGTAGTCTTTACCAACGGCATCTGATGCATTTTCTTCTGAATCTCTGACCCATTTAAACGGTTTTACTGATTCAATAATATTTTTATCTTCTTCAGTATTTTTACCAAGAGTATTATAAATATCTTGATTGTCTTTATGGAGGATCTTAGAATCAACTGCTTTAGATATATTAGGATATTTGTCAGCAAAGATCTTAGGTGCATCTAATTGACGTTGATATTCGTATAAATTACGGTCTAAGTCCGCTTTACTTTTTTTGTCCATGTCCCAACATTTTCTTTAGTTTAGCAAATTTATTATTCTTAGGGTAC